CATCAATAGAGTGATATGCGTTCAAGTCTTGAGCAAGTTCTGGAGTCCAGACAGCCTTCAACTTACGAGTCTTAGCGACGATTGGTTCGCTCTTGAGTTCCAAGTTGACTTCAGGAATGCCGATATCCGCACTCAAACCAGAAGTTCCAGCACCAGCAGTAGTAAACTTATCTTCAAAGTCACCCCGAGTACTATCAGTAGGTTGCGTGCTGTACAATACATAAGCGGTGCCTCCACCTGCCGGTACCGCCACTGAGCCGGAATGAATGAATACTATTTGATAATTTGGACTAGCCAAAGTACCAGTATTCAATACCTTGGTATACTCACTTAAGATATTGGAACTGGTGATAGCGGAACCTGAAAGTTGAAGTGAACGAGCCGCGTTCAAATCAATGTTTTGGCTATTAGATCCAACGATTATAGTAATCTTGTTTCCAGTGAATCCCAATATACTAGAAGTGTAAGCAGCATCCTGCTGAAGATCGTTGGCGGTTGCGGACCCGGTAGTAAAGTTTCCGGACGCAGTAGTATACGCGGTCGACACATTCCACTTTTCACTAAAACCATAACGACCTGCTCCATATAGACCGCCAGTAGCATCATCGGTAGAACCGAGTTTTGCATTGGCAGTTCCACCGAACAATGAGCTGTTACCGGATCCAGAGTAATCACTGACTGTAGAAGAAGGGACATTGGTACCATACTTGAAGTCAAGATAGAAGATCAGACCAGAAGGAAGATTCATAGGTTGTACACTTACGAATTCCTTGGCACTGATTTCTGCGAATACACGTCGAACGAGTGGGAGAGCAACGCCAGCCCATTGTTCACTATTTCCTGAAGTACCGGTTGCGGTAGCTTCGTCAAGCAACTGTTTTGCTTGGTTTTCAAGCAGGATACTCATGTTTGCTTTATCGGATCCTTGTAGACCTTCGAGCAAGCCAGTTTTATCCCACTTCTGTTGTAATCCACGAGTTTCAGCCATCAATTTGGCTTGTGGATTCATATTGTTTGTCAATAATGACTTAATATCATTCATATAATTTCTATTTTATTTGTTTGGATTTTACTCGCCTAAGTTTACGTTTTACTTAACTGCTCTTTTGATTCCGGCGAGTTTTTGGAATCTTGCAGCCAACTCATTGCTATTTTCAACAATAACGTCCCGTGAAGGAGCTGTTGATGCAATCGGTTTACTTGCCAAACCTTCGGTGATAGTTTTTGCAACCGTATTAGTTTTCTTGACGGTCGATCCACCTGAACTATATGATTCGGACAAAATTGTGTATGCATACTTGACTTCACGAACACTCTTCGCTAAGTCAAATGTTTCAATGACCGTGGTCTTTTGTCCCTTGGTCAAATTGAATCCGTTGAACAACTTGTTGGTATAAAGCAACTTACTGTTCAACAAATTGATTTCGTTGATTTGAGAACGAAGATATTCAATTACCTTATAAGCCTCATTCAAGTCGTTCTTGATTTTAATACTTTCGGCATATTCTTCGGCACCCTCTTCAGAATTTTCCTCTGTATCTACATCTACATCTTCGTCTACTTCTTCACTCAAGGTGTCCAGAAGTTCTTGTAGATTGATTTCTTCATCAACTTCGTCGGGAGTTGCCGATGATTCTGGTGCAGCGGGAACATCTGATGCATCTGGCGCAACTGGTGCATCTGGTGCAACTGGTGCAACTGGTGCAACTGGTGCAACTGGTGCAACTGGTGCAACTGGTGCAACTGGTGCAGTTGGTTCATCTCCCATTTCTTTTTCAAGTTCAGCAAGAATTTCATCAAGTTCTTCACTTGTTACTTCTTCTTCAGATATTCCATCCGGATATCGATCAACTGTCAATGGCATACCATCACTGTCACCAGTTGGATCTAGATTTGAAATACCGGACGATTGTGCTGGCACAAACTCTGCCATTTCAGCATTTTCGTTACCGAAAATTTCTTGTTTAAGTTTTTCTGCTAACATTGCTTCAGCTTTTGTATTAAAAGCTTCTTCCAATGCAGCCTTTGCATTCGCGAGGGCAGTAGCACGAACCGCCTTAGCGTCGGCAATTGCCTCCTTTAATAAATTTGACATATTGATTTAGTATTATATTGTTCTGAAGTTATTGATAATGAACTTCAATTAGGATTCATAATTAATCGAAGCGGCAAAGAAAAGCCGTAATACTAAAATATAAATATAAATAAAAAATTGAAAATGTATAAAATTTTTGATATTTATATTATTATGCCATATTCAATCCGAGGTAAATGTATCTATAAACAAGACACGGGCAAAAAAGTTGGATGCACAAAAGGTAGTATAACACGATACCTTTCAGCATTACACGCCAATGTTTCTGATGCAAAAAAGAACGAAATCCGAACAAAATTGAAGGAATTTCTTAAAAAATTAATAACATCTAATTCAATTATCGACGAAGATATTGATATGAAAAAGAACAATTCTGATATAAGAAAAGAGTTATCTAATAATTTTGGATTAAAATTTGAACAATTTGAAATTGATAAAATTAAAGAAATTATAAGTCCTGTGAGTCCAAATTTAGAAAATCCATCATCTGTACGTGGTCATGAATTGAGTTTTTCAAAAGACGTAAATGGAAATAATTTTTACTTTGTAATTAAAAAATTGATAAACAAGTCAGACAGTAGTTCCACTTCTATGAAATATGGAATTTGGTATATAAAATATCAAAATGAAGATGATTATTTAAAAGAACCAATCAAATCGACCACCGTCTATTACAGACTATCCGATCCAATTGATAATTTAATCAAAGATAAAGACAATAATTATACATTGGATCAAAACAAAAAAGCAGAAACTACCGGTTTGTTGTATAATTTTATGAAAAAATCAATGAATATAAATCTATGACACATTTAAGATCATTAATTTCAAAAGAAGACACGTCTTTGTCCGAATATAAAATAGATGACATTGACCATCCAAATGGATGGGATTGGACAGAATTGGATTGGTTATTTGGAATGGGATTCGCTCCAGAAGGAGAAACCAGATTACAATATAATCATGTTAAAGATAGACATCAAGGTATCCATTCAACCCCACTAAAAATTACCGTATATAAAGATAAACGTGGATATTGGTTAGTTGTGAATGTTAGAAAACATGTGTTTCGTACTTTTATTGATATGATAAATCATATTAACAAACATGGAGCAGTTGAAATTTAAGTTATATCTTGTAAAACAAAACCCCTCTATTTTTTTAGAATAGAGGGTTTTTTATTGTGAGGATTAAATTTTATTTATTTTATTTTTCGGATACGATGGTAAAATAACGTTGCAAAATTGATCCCATATCTTCATAAAGAGCAACCATATGAGTATTTTTCTCATGAACATCTTTTGCGAGTTTTTTGAAACCGTCGGCGTGTTTTTTAATTTCAGCAAAATGACGTTTTGCTACACCGGCTTGCATCCAATCGCAACATTCATTGACGGCATAAACCTCAGCATATTCTGCGATTTTCTTGAGTGTTTCTGCTACGCTTGTAATTTCCTCATATTGGCGTAATACTTTTCCATATTTGTTATATTCACTAACTAAATCATGTAAAGCCTTTTTTTCTTCCTTTGTTAATTTTCGAGGTGTTTCTTCCAACGAAACCATTGATTTGGCACTTACATCTTCTACAATTGGTTTTAATTTTATCATATGATTATACATATAAATATAAAGAAAAAATTGTTATTTACAAATTAATTCATATTTTATCGACCCACAGTCCCAGATTCTATCATAGTCATTCAATTGCATATTTTGCCACTCGGTAAGATTTGGGTCAAATATCTGTAACGTCTCTTTCAGTGTTTGTTTTCTGAAATTATATCTATAGATTCGTTTATTTGATTTAGGCGAAATATACCAATAATTTGGAGTTCCATTTGATATTTTAACAAATCCTATTTTTTCATATACATTTTTATTCAGATATGTCCAACGTCTGTCCGCATAACTTATAATTTTTTGTGGAGTGTATAATTTTGTAAAATATGATAATAGTTTGCTAGCTATACCAACTACATTTTTTGATGTAGCGAATCGTATCAATTCATAATCGCCTTTGTTTATATTTTTATGACCCATAGCAACACGGGGTTTTCCAAAAGTCATCACCGCAACCAATTCATTTTCATAAAACGCACCCAATTTAATTTGACTGTAATCTTCTCCCTGAATATGATATTTTTGTAAGAATTCATTCTTTTCTGATATAGTTACATCTTTTATTACACAGTTTCTAGCATAGACTTTCTTATCCGTGACACTTGAATTTAATATATGACGCAATTTTGATTTTACGATATATTCTTTGTCTATCCATTCGTCATCAAAAACATGAATCAGGTGAATATTTTGTTTTTCACATTCATTTGTTTTGTTGATATGATACTGTTTATTTTTATTACCACCAATTTCACTATGCCAATATAGTCCATTACACTCTATTGCTATATTTTTTGATGGAATATAAATGTCTAATTCTAATCCACGCAATACTTTTTTATCATTTTCTAAAACAATATCATTGGGAAGTAGTGTTTTAATATATTCGGTTATTTCTTTTTCAAAAAGAGACGACCCGCTTACTGGATAACAAATTTTACAACGGGGAAGGTCTCCGTCTTCAAGTTTGTCAACGAATTCATTTGAACATTTTATACACTTAAATATATGGTCATGTGTTGATCCTTTATATTCTTCCTTGGTAAACAACGGCACTATTTTTCCATTTAATCTGTTGGTTGAAAACAAAGAATCATAAAAACTCTCCCGCCTTTCTTTGGAATATTTTTCTCTTATTTCTTTTCGTTTGGTATTATTATCCACTCCATATTTTTCAATCATTCCGTTTCTTCTTATGACGGAATCCATCAATATCCATTCAACCCCATAATTATTCAAACATGTTTGTTTTTTCTTTTCTGAAGTTTCTTTTAATTGTGATATATTATCCACCCCATATTTATTTCTAACAGTTTGATTTCTTTTATTTATAACATCTTTATTACTTAATCCATATTCCACTCCGTATTTTTTTAAATTTGTGGATTTTATTTTTTCTGAAGTATTTGTGTTCTTTTGCGCACATTTATGCCCACAGTTATCTAAATAACCCCTATTAAAAGAAAAAAAAGATGTAGTATTACTACATCCTTGATTTTTACATTTATTTTTTTCTAACTTGTTATTTAACAAATGCCAAATTCTTTGTGGCAATGACGGATTTATTTCATCCAAAAAATTTGTGAAATTTAATATTTCTTGATATTGATTTGAAAAATTATACTTATCAAACCATTCTTTTTTACATTTCTTTGAAATTAATCCCCGGTCATGTAATATATGTTGTTTAAGCCAATTTACTGTTGTGTCCATATAGCATATGTATCAAGTCATATGCTATATAGTCAAACTAATTATTATTTAATTTCGCCTAAAATATCACGAATAATATTTTCAACATTTTCCCACTTATTTTTTTCTGGGTTTTTTATTACTATACTCTCATTCAAAGACGTGTCAGATTCGGGAGATAGAAAAGCACCCTTAGTGCTGGGATTTGATACGAAGTCAAATGCAATTAGTTCAAAATCGTCTTGAACCTCATCTGCTGATTCATGTACATTTTTACGAACACTGCCCATGCCTCTGGAACTTATCCCCAAACGAATGCCAGATGCAAAAAGTTCTTTAAGAATGTTTCCACTTGGAGTCGGTAACACTTCAACTTCCCCCATCAAATCGTCCCCTTCCCAAAACATGCGGGTTACAGTGTGACTTACATTCTTTAAGTTAACAACCGAACTTTCTGGGTGGTCCAATTCACCGAGGGCTCTTCTCTCTCTAATAAAATGTTCTTCGTATTTTTGAGCTTCTCTTTCAAGAATGCGTTTTGGATAAATGCGACCGTTTTGATTTTTTGCGTCAGCACGTTGAAGAGTCCCTTTCACTAAAAAAGGACCGTTTCTCTTCATTGCTTCGTTGATTACATCTCGGCTTATTTCAAACGATATGCAATCCATTAATAATTTTTTATTGATCATAATAATTAAATCCCCTTCGTTGCAACATTTTGAGTCACGTCAGGAACTACCGGCGAAGGTTTTTGAGATGGTGTTTTGTTCTTTTGAACAGAAGCGGTTCCCAATAACTTTATGACATACGGAGGCTTAATAAAATACTCTCCTTCTTTTTGTTTGTTAGGTTCTCTCCCTTTGATCACAACAACATATTTTTCATAGTAAAAATCAATACTTACCATATCAACATTTACAACAAAGTCCTTCTCAGGTTGTCCATATCCCTTTGAAGCACGAATTTGAATTTTTTTATTTCCAATCTTTAACAAGATTTTATCCTTAAAGTCATTCTTAAGTTTTTCAGATGATTGAGACATTTTGTTTTCAAAATCATCAATATCAAATTTCAAATTATAATTATCAGATGATGTATCTGATTGTGTATCTGATTGTGGCGTCTTTTTAACTGGATCAGATGTGGGGTTAGTCGGACCAGGCACAGCAGCATTTGCAACCGGTGACTTTGGTGCTGGAACTGCTTCTGCCTCCAATAATCTTTTTAAACTGATATACATATTAACGGTTGATTGATTTTTTCAACGTTTTCTTGGCCAAATCTATAAGTACTTGATAATGATCTGCTAATTTTTCATCGCCTTGAGACACGGCAATAGCATGTCTTTTAGTCAAAATATATAAATCATTTTTGTTTACTCCACGATGTTTTTTATCTTTTACTACATCCGGAGTGGTTTCTTTTCCAACAGGAACTATCTTCTTAACAGGTTTTGCATCGGGTTTTGCAGCAGGTTTTGCATCGGGTTTTGCAGCAGGTTTTGCAGCAGGTTTTGCATCGGGTTTTGGAGCAACAACCTTTTCTTTCTTTTCAACCTTTTCATCCACTCTGGTATACCCAGTAGAAGCAGTTGCAGCTTTGACATTTCCCATATCTTTATGATTATTGCCTGATTGTTTTTTAGAAAATGCATATGGTGTTTGAAACCCAGCAACAGCACCAGTTCCAGAAGCCTCGTCCATTTCTTTACGAATCATCTTTTTGATAAGTTCTTTTAATGAACTGATAATCAATTTTTTCTCATCGGCTTTTTTCTCATCGGCATTTTTGATCTTCATATATTTTGTTTTAAACAGTATTAAATTTGGTTCTTGATTTCTTTTATGAGTTCGTGTGAAAGCAACAATATAGTAATTTGATTATCTTTAACTGATTTCTTACAATTTATACCATCCAATTGTTTTATAACTTCATTTATCTTAATTTTAACAACTTCATTTGAAATTTTTGGCAACAATTCGCCGATGGTCTTCTTGATGTTGACAATTTCAACTTCAATAAATTCATTTAGAGAATTTGTATTGCTTATATTATTGATATATTCTTTCAACAAACGCTTTTGATTGGAATCCAAATCTTTGTATTTTTCATTTAATGAATCGACTAACAATTTATAACTTAATAATCTAATATCTTCATTTTGTTGTTTGTAGAAATTAATCATTTCATCTTCGGATTCCTTAGATGGAATTTTCTTTCCACAAAGATTTTCCGTGAGAGTATTACGTGATTGAATAAGTTCTTTTATATCAAATTTTACAAAAGTATTGACGTGGTTCTCAAAAAGCTTATAAATAGAAGCATGTATTTTATAATTTTTAATGCTAGATTTCAATAAATCTTCTATTGGGTAACTATCTTTGATTTCTTTGATTAGATTATATTTTTGTTCGGTAAGTTTTTTACAATCTAATTTTTCTCTTTGTTTTAAAATGACATTAATATACTTTTCTGCTTGAAAATCATCTTTTGTTTTTTCGTTCAAAAGAAAATTATACAGTTGCCATTCTTTACCCAATTCTTTGTTCTCTGTGAAATATTTGAACAACAAGTTCTTTGCGGCAGATTCATCTTTTCCCGACAAAATGTCCGCAGTTACTTGATGAGCAAGTAATTCAAATAATATTCCCGTGTTTTTAAACTTGGAATGTTTCGCTTTTTGCATATAATAATATTATTGTCCTAGTTTATAAATATAATAAAATCCCGATAAAATCCATTTAATTGTAATATTTATTCGTCTGTTATTATATTAGACTCATCTAACAATGATTTTGATGATTCTTCTTTTAACAAATCTTTCTTAGTTTCTACTTGAGATTGTAAATACGCACGAAGGCCAGTTAAATTTTCTAAACTTAATGGCGATTTTGATTTTGACGCAGATCTTAATGGATCAGTTTTTGAAATTCTTGTATTTTCTCGGTTCCCCATCGGATCATACCCAAATCGAATGTCTTTTCTATCCTTGTGTTCACCTGCTTGAGACGGTCTCTTAGACTTCTCCGTTAAAGAAGGTTCAGTTGGAGCCGCCGGCGCAGGTGTTTCTTTTGGAACTTCGTCAGGAAGCGGGTTTCCACCAGTAACCGCTGCATCCGGAGATCCACCATCGGCTTCAGAGGAAGGCTCTTCGGATTCTCCATCTGATTTAATTTTATTGAATGGTTTTGCTGGATCTGTACCATCTTCTTCAATTTGCTTGAATCTATAATTGTCTTTCGCATCTTCAATAATGTCATTCTTTTGTTGATCAACATCTTCATTTGCCAACTTAAATACATTATTATATATCCATTTACGGCTAAATAACTTATTTTCAACCATATCTTTTGCCAACGTCACTTTATCAGACCAGATTTTTACCTTTTCCGCTTCAAGAATTACAGACGGATTTGTTAATTCCAAATCAAAATTCACCAACGATTCATCCGTATATCCCTGTGCATATAAATGTACAATTGCAATCTTCTTCAGTTCACTTACAAGAATCTTTTGAATACGATTCACTGTCTTCGCAAATCGAACATCTTCACTCGCAAGTGTAGCTTTTCCACTGTTATGAACAATTACTCCCGCCGCAGTAGCAAAATTATGATACTTTGTTATTCTTAAATCACACGTATCCTTGGTTTCAACTAAAAATTCAACTTTAATCACTTTATGGTTTAAAATTGGTGTTTGCTTTTTTGAAAACGATTTGATTTGATTCTTAGACAAACCAAAAGTTATACCGATATTATCAATTGATTTATATTGCTTATGATTTTTATTTGTGACTCTCTCTATATTGGTTGGATCATTGTTAAATCTATTAAAATCTTTGTGATGCCTCACAATCATCTCATCAAAGTTAAATGGACTCGGTTGAGATACATTTCCACCATTCACCTGATTATCAACCAATTTATGCGTCCATTCCCAAGAATTTAAACCTGGATTGTAAACCTTTTCATAGTCAGATTTTCCATAAAATACTTCATTCTTTCTATATAAAGGCATCAATGATTGATTCGGTTTAAGGTTTTGCGCCTCAATCCACAAACCATCTCTGGTCAAGAAATTATGATCAGGAGTACAATCAATATATTCTCCGTTATCAAGAGATACACGCACCAATTTTGCATTTTTTCTTGTGTAACCTGCCCATTCAACTTCTCCCATCACAATGTTTTTCGTGATTTCATCAATTGAATACACATAATTTTTTACACCATTATTATAATCTTCAATCAACTGCTTGATGGTCTTGTTTTTACCACTCAAAGTGGGTATCACTGTCTCAGGAACCAGACACAAATCTTCTTCATATCCTAAAAATGCCTTGGGTATCTTTAATGCAGCTAACATCTTGTTTCGCAGATATTCAATATCGTCAATACCTGTAAATTCCATTCCACTCAACGGTTCAATGCTAGTTCCACTATCACTTCCACGCACCGGTAAATAAAAATCTTCCAATAAATTTTGAATGTTATAACGCAAATTATAATCACCAGTGTTTGGATCAATATATGGAATTTTCTTGGTTTTATTGATGATTTTTTCGATATACTGATCGACTTCCTGTGGTGGAATATTTCCAACGTCAATCTTGAAAATTCGCTTTTCAGGCGCACGAATAACACGATGAATTAACATCGCGTCTTCCATCAAACTCAATTGCTTCCATACACGACGAGCACCTTCGATCATACTTTTACCATACGGCAAGAAATTGCTATCACTCAATAAACGAAAATGTGCCATCTGATAGTTTTCAACATCTTCAATTTTTCCACCTTCAGGTAAATTAATTTGGAACTTAGTATAATTCTTATTATTGATGTCACTGTTTTCTACTCGGGTAACACTATATGAACTAATTGGCTCAGCCAGATAAACTCCATATTCAGGACTAATATATAATTTTAAATAAAAATCTCCATATTTAACCAAATTACGAGTCCAACTCCACAAGAAAAATTCAATGTTTAAAATATCATAAAATAAATTTTCCAAAATCTGTTTGATATTATTGTCATCGGTAGTTACTGTTAAAATCTTACCCAATTCATTCTTTGTAACACATTCATCCGCATAAATATCAAGTGCAGATGCTAGGATTGGATCCATGTCCATTGTGTTATGAGAGATTATACTATCCGTCGCGAAGTTATGATATTTTTCTACTGTAATATCATAGACATCCGTTTCACCTATCATTTCAATAGATACGATTTTATGATTTAGTGTTGATACTACGTCATTTTTGAATGTGGACCAATCAGTATTAGAATCTTTTAACCTGTTTTGAAGAACAGAATAATCACATCCGATGTCTTTCACCAACCCCCATGCCGTTAATTTTCCATTATTTTTATAATGCTCTGTAGCTTTAATTTTCAATATTTCTACCGTAAGATCCCCTCTATATTTTGGATTTTTTTCTCCGGTTTGATCTCTATCAACAAACACTTCTTTTAATGTTTTAGATCGTTTCTCATTGGATTCATCTGAATGAGTTTTGCCAAAAAATGGGTTATTTTTACCTGATCTCTCTCCGTCCCAATGATGAAATTCCCGATTGACGTAATTCGGATGTGATTTCATTTTGTTAAGCTGATTTTCATAATTTTCATCCCCCCACAACACATTTTTATTATGGTTGGCATGAAATGCTTTATGATCGTCTTTTAACATGATTTCTAAATTGGATGGGCTGTTATCATCATGTTTGAAATTTTTATGGTGAACACATTCATTTTCGTTTATTGCTCCATAAAATTGTGTGGCAATAAGTTTGTGTTCAGACACCCATCTATGAGAATAATTATAAATACTCCGATACCCAAGTTTATTGGTATGTTGATAAAACGGCATTACCGACTCCCCAATTTGGAGATCTTTTATTACTTTATATTCACCGTTCCGCATAAGAAATGGGTGGTTTTCGCTTCCAATAACAAATTTACCATCATCAAATGTCACTTTATATCCTTCCATCCGATGTCCTTTTTTGCGAGGATGATATGCTTTTCCTAATTTGATACTATCAGTTTCGTGATCGTATGAAAATACATGAAACCTTTCTTGGGGTTTATCCTTATACTTTTCTGTTAATTCGGCTATGGTGGGACGTGATCCATCTGGAAGGGGAATAATTGTATCTGGTCCAACGCAGTCATAGTCACGGAATAATTCAACACGAGCTGCTTGATAACTCAGTGTAAAGTCTCTGCTATACTGATTAAATGAACTGGTACGAATGCGATTAAATCTGTCACGTAATGTATTGCGATCCGTCGCATACATTACTTGATCAGTATCAACGATTTTTAGTTTCTTTCCGCCGACATTACGAACGATTACATCGGTAGAAAACAGTCTCTTTAAACGCGAATATAAAGATTGTTGTTTTAATATTTGGAATTCTTCTGATGGCATAATTTGTTATAGTATATATATCAAACGATTACAGTAACCATGTGAGATTTTCTTGTTTATCGTTATTCTGTCCCAATTTCATAGACCAACCAGTTTCATTTGGTTGTGTTTTTGATGTATAAATATTATCATTTGAAACTCTTGAAATTCCATTAATAAGACTGCGGTTCATATCCATACCTTGTTGACGTAATCGTAATGCAGTGTCTCTGACCCACAATCCTATTGCTAATGACAACACCAAGTCATCATTATAACCTCTCATTGCTTCGGCTTTATTGGAATTCCATATGAACACGGAAAGTTCGTCCAATAACCTCTTAGAATATACATTTACAGACTGTTCTCTGAAATATGTATCAAGTTTGGAAATCAATAATGGGCGAGTCTTGGAACTGGTTGTGAAGCCAGGAATCATCTTTTTTTCGTCACGATTATATTTGTTACTGAGTTGACGTTCAACGTCCACGTATTGTAAATCTTCGCTGCTATAGAATGTGTTTTGATACTGTCTATCAATGATCTGTTGTAATACCGCCCATCCATAATTATTATTTTCTACAATCAGCAAAGCATTATTATACGCAGTTGCAACTTCCACCAAGAAATTCCCATAATTTTTGGTATCCATCTGACCTCTGTATTCAGCAACCTGTGTGAGTGTTTCAACGTCCAATATATGAAATGCACTAAAATCTGCACCGTCACCCCTTGCAACGTCAGCACATACTATATAATTTCTACTATAATCTGGATATTCCCAAATCCAATAACCTTGATCAATGCCACGGATTTCTATCGGATCTTTAGCCTTGGAATTTCTATAAAATTCAATAATCCCCTGATCAACTACAGTATTTCCTGAAGATAAAAATTCCGTATCACATTCTTGAGATGATCGTTTTTGACCCAATTCATCAGTTTGTCTGTTTCTCCAAGATTGATCTCTTTCTGGATGTAAATTCCATTTTAATCTTATTGTATTAAAAGTATTTTTCTTTGCTTCTGCATCTACCCACATTTGATGAAAGAAATTTCCAACTCCATTCGGAGTCGAAAGTAATATAGCTCTACCTCCGGTTGCCATAGTTTGTTGTGCAGATGTCCAGACCTCTTCAGCATTTTCTATAAAGCCGCATTCATCCATTACCAATAGATATGAACTAAAACCACGAGAACTGTCGGCTGCGGATGATGCTGCCAATACTCTGGATTCATTTTTAAACTTCAAAGACAATCTGTTATCTTCCACAGTCGGAACCTTCAACCAACTTGGTAGATTGTTGTTAGCTAACCGAATTTTGGAAACAATTTCTTTTGATGTGTTTTGAACGGTTGATAATATCAAAACATTTTTGCCAGGATTGAAGATCATTGTCCACAATGCATAAGCAGAAACGAGAGTTGAAATACCCATTTGACGAGACTTTAGCACGATATTTCTATCGTTATCTATGAAATTTTGAAGTGTTTCTTCTTGAAATGGATACAATTCAAACGGAATAATGCCACGGGTTTGATGTTGAATTTTGACATATTTTTTCATGAAATACATCGGATCAACCAAACATTTTTTATACTCTTCTTTTATTACATCTTTTAGAGTTTTTTGACTCATAGAGTATCAAATTTCATTTTTTCTTTAGCTTTTAAACTTTCCAAAGTCATTTGTTTTGCCTTTTCTTCCACCGAAGAATCATATGAAATTTGACTCAATGCTTCGTGTGTTTCTTTTAATCGATCATCTACTTCTGTCATATCTTTACGTAAATCTGTAAGAACTTTTTCACGAGTGTCCGTATTATCTGTCCAAACTTCATGAGTGCCATCACTATTATAATATTTCAATGACGAATCATAATTTTCCAAGTAATCTATGCTTTCTTGCAATTTTGACTTTATGTCATTTAACTTTGAAAGTTGATTTTTAAATACAGTATATCGAGCATATTCGTTGAAAACTCCAAGTAATTTTAAACGGTCGTCAAATATAATACTACAATCATAACATTTTCCACATCTTGGATATACTCTTTGATCCAAATAATTTCCCCATTTCATGTCCGCTTCACATATAGAACATTTCTGTTCAATATTAATTATAGATTTTTTAGAAACTCTTTTCTTTACTCCGTTCTGTTTTATCCAAGTTTTACCTTGACTATCTTCCCATTCCTCTCCTTCTTTTCTACTTGATAGTTGCGAATTTTCATCATAACCAACTTGTACGAATGCTCTTTCTCCGTCAATGTAACTTTTAACTATATCCAAATTAGATTTACCTGTTTTTAATTTTATATTTTTGCCGGTATTACTTCTCATAACTTATAATCCACCCTTTATATTATTGATATTTATAATTGGAACCTCACTGTCGCTAGGCTAACGCCATAGGTGCTTCAATAGGACAGTCCTTGCCCCTTAAAATACATATCTGGCGATGTATCTAATGTGATAACTATATATATAATATTTTATTTTAATCTTAATTTTTTTAACTACGCAACCATTCGTATTTTAAATGTCCACAATCCCAGATTCTATCATATCCATTAATTTGCATATTTTGCCATTCAGTTAAATTGGAGTCAAATTTTTCAAGTTTTTTGTGTAATATATTTTTTCTGAAATTGAATCGGTGAGTTAAATTTAAATAATTATCGGGCAAAAAATACCAATAATTGGGATTTGTTACTCCAACAAAATTAAAACCTATTTTTTGATAAAACGACTTGGAATCGCTATATCTTCTATCCGCATAACTCACAATTTTTATTGGATCGTATTTTCTGATGAAATAAGATAATAGTTTACCTCCTATTCCAATCACATTCTCATTTCCAACACAAAATCTTATTAATTCATATTCACCGTCAATTGAAGTTTTGTTACCGAGAGCAAGTCGTTGTTTACTGAATGTCATTACGGCTACCAATTCATTTTGATAAAAAGCTCCCAATTTTATTTTACTCTTATCATTTCCTTGAATATGATATTTATCCAAAAACAACCGTTTCTCATTTTCATCTATTTCCTTTATTATACAATTTCTAGCATAAATCCCCTTGTTTGATTTTGTTTTTAACATATACGATATTTTTCTTTTTATAATGTCATTTTTTAATGTCCATTCATTTTCAAAAATATGAATACATTTTATACCAAGTTTTTCACATTCTTCTGTTTTATCCAAATGATAGTTTTTATTTTTTTGTCCGTTAATTTCACTGTGCCAGTATAATCCATCAAATTCTATCGCTATATTTTTTGATGGAATATATATATCTAATTCCTTTCCACTTGGTAAAATTTTCTTAGTATTTTCTATTATTTCAATGTTTTTTGGTAAAATGTCCCGAACGAAATCATAGACTTCTTTTTGTGGTTTACTTTGTATAAACGGATAACAAATTTGACATTTTGGGATTCTTCCCCCATACAAATAATCAGAAAATACATTGTTGCATTTGATGCATTCAAATTGATATTTTTTGTAATATTCTACACCCGTATATTCTTCCGTGGAAAAAAGAGGCTTACATATATTTTTTAGTTTTTCATTTATCAAATATTCATAAAACTTTTTATGAATCGTTGCAGATATTTTACATCTTGTATTAAAATCTTGTGAAATATTAGTAACATTATATTTTTTAAACAAAGTATCTTTTATTTTAGATTTTATACTTTCATTTTTTAATGGACTTTTAAACCCATATTTCTTCAAATTTGTATTTTCTTTTTTATTTTTAATATTTTCATTTTTCTGAACATTATCAACACCATACTTTTCTAAAATTGTTGACTTAACCTTTTCAGAAAGTTTTTTCGATTTTAATGTAAACCCCCCATATTTTTCATTTACTTTTATTTTTGTTTTTTCTTTTATTAATTCGTTTTGTTGGGGATATTCTACATTATATTTCTTTAAATTAGTAGACTTTACTTTTGTCTTATAATCCTCGGTTTTACTATAATGGTCTACCCCATATTTCTCTATTAAACTATTTTTAATTTTTTCTTTTACCAAATCCGTCTTCGATGGATGACACCCATATTTCTTTATATTTGTTTCTTTTGCCTTTTCATTCTTTTTAATAGTAATATATTTGTCATTACTTGCACATTTACACGAACAGTATATTTTAATTCTGGATACTCTACATTCAAATACGCTTTCACAAACTTTACATTTTTTGACAATCCAAGATTTGCTTTTTCTTGATGAATCCCTACATTTCATCGAACAATAATTATCATTATTGGTATAAATATCACACACTTTACACTTGTTCATATCATTTACTAGTATCTATTTCGTATATGATATAAGTATAATACAAATTTACAAAAAACCCCACTTCTTTTAAAAAGTGGGGTTTGTTTTAATCAGTCTTAATTAGGCTCCAGGAAAAACTGCTCCTGAAGGAAGCACATTGAAATCGAGAACTATGAATTCAGATGTACGGGTTGGTTGAATAAAGATTTGACCATATAGGATGTTACGATCAATTATATCTGGTGTATTGTTAGTATCATCCATTTTTACTTGGAAAGCATACAAACCACTGCGTTGTTGAATTCCTTCTAAATACGGATTTACGATACTCAAGAAACGATTACGAGTTGAAGCAACATTTTGTTCAAATACAAGGTATTTACTTGTAGAAGCAATGTATTTCTTCAATCCGATCAATAATCTGCGAACACTGACTCTATCCAAAGCACTTGACTTTTGTTGTAGAGTCTTTTGTCCCCAAACACAGATACCTTGACCAGGAAAGGCAGCGATTGGATTGACACGGCCTTGATATAAGGTATCACGTTCTTGATGAGTGGTTCTGTCAAGAACTTGAACTGCTTGTGAGATACCACCACGATTCAAACCAGCAGGTGCGAACCATTCGGCAGCAACATTGTCATTGGCAGCGAAAACTGCGGGCAATACTACAGATGGAGGAACACTTACAATCTTGTTGATGTTGGTGTCAAGAATCTTGACCCAAGGATAATAAGTTGCGACATAATTACTATCAATTGTGGATACGTCATTTACAGCGGCATCAATCAATCCAATACTTTGTTGTGGATTTGACGGGAATACTACGTTATCCATGATATAGAAACAATCACCACGAGCTTCACACATGTCAGTTACGAGTTGTGTTACATAACTGTGTCGTTGATGGAAGATACCCGGAGTTACAATCAAATTGATATCAAACTCGTCAGCATTTCCAAGAGCAGCAACCGCCTGTTTATAACCAACTGATCCTGCACTGTTAATGTTGGTACAATTCAAACCCTGAGTGTTACCTGCAACAATATCACCTCCCAAGTTAATATTAATTGCAGGTGATTGACCGTCAAATCCAGATTGGAATCCTAGAATAAACTTACGCATCTTAACATACGTTGTTTCAAGTGCAGTTAAAGTTGAAGGAATACTACCACTCAAACTTGCAGCAAGAACCGAACCAGTATTGGATCCAGTTATTGTGTTATCAAGAGCGAATGCAACATTATACCCAGCAGTAGCACCACTTGGAATAGGAGCAAAGTATTGGAGATTGTCATGATATACAGGTACTCCAGTTGAAGAAGTAGGATATAAACTGACGATTTCAGAATCGGTTGATGGAACATCGTTGAATATTACACCAGATGGATACTTACCAATTGAAGTTCCATATAGAGAAGCATTACTATACTTCAATGTTGGAGTTATTTTAGCAATATGACCCGCGACTGGCGCGGAATATGATTGAAATCCATAAGGAACTACACTTACTGGATATGAATTTGTAGACATTGTTACACGAATACATTTACTTAGATTGGAATATGTTCCAAATTCAATGATCTTGCCATTATAAGTGATATAGTTGTAACGATCACCGATACGGCGGGCAATGAAGTTTGAGGAATTTGGATCCAAACTTAAGTTGGTATATATTTCAAGATACTTAGGACGTTTGTCAGTATCATTGAAGTCCCGAACTCCAAGAGTGAATGTTCCCCAATCACTGCCAGGATTGTTACCTGCCAAACGAACATCACTGATTTCAATCTTATATTGAGTATTTGTATTGGTGCCATCTGAAAGAGTCATCAATTGGAACAGTTCATACCTAGAATCTGTTCCATTGACTGATGCGATCTTTTGAGATACGATGAATGGAGTAATTGCATTATTCAAACTGAACTCACTATCGCCATTTTGTGGAGCAAACGAATTGGTGTCAGTGAAATTTAATGGAATGGAACCAGAAAATTCTGAACCAGGTAATGATATAACTTTGATACCATATCCACTTGGATTTGCAGCAATTTTTTTGATACTATCTTCAAAGATATTATACAAATACGTATTTGTTGTAGAAAGCGAAGTTGCGGCAGATATTGGGAATACATTTTTGATGTATTTAGTATTTGCTTGATCCAATGAGAATTCATAGGTTCCGTATGCACCCTTAGTTGATCCAGACAAATTCAAGAAGTAGTCAGAAATAATACTTGAACTGTTACTGTTCAATACAGATGCGGTATTCAATGAAGATCCACTGAAACCGGGTGAAACCAAACTAGTATTTGGAGAATTGTTTGAGGTATCAGCAAAAACTGCCAACAAAACAGCAGATCCAGAACGATAATTGTTTGTCCAATTACCACATCCGTCATCGCTTCCGCTTCCGTATGATGTGAATTGTCCAGTATATTTACCAAATGCCCCGGATATAATACCTTCAACTCTAAATATTGGATCTGCACAACTTCCTTTGTATTTCACAATAGAACCACTGATCAAAGTTGCGGTATCGAATGGAGCGGTACCACCTTTCAATAGAATACTTTGACTGAGCAACGCAGATGATGTTAAAATATTGTTTGAAAAGCCATAATCATAGATCGATCTAGCATTAGAACTTGTTGTCACTGACGTCTGGGAGGAAGATGTCCACGAAGTATTGAATGTCAAATTACTATAAGAAGACAGAGTGGTTGTGATGGTGGATCCTGCGAACAACAAACTGCCACTTGAACCATTTATACTACTCGAAGAAGTATTAGAAGATCCAGCTGTAGACGCAAATGTAAATGTAAATGACGCAGATGGTATGGTTATTAGGAGAGACGCAGATTGAATATATGATCCAGAACTGCCGGTTGTATTCACTGATGCACTCAAACTGCCAGTCAAATAATCGGAAGAACCACTAATAAGAGCCGTTGATGAAGAAAGGTAGAGATATGAAGATGCGCTTACGATAGATCCCACGTCACCTTGTCGGGTATAATAACCTGGCTCAGCATAAAGTGCTAATGGATATTGTTGGTTGTAGCCGGTCAAACCACCGACGCGACATACGGTAACAAATCCTTTTTCATTGAGGTATTGTTTGGCTGTATATGGTCCATAGTATGTACCGTCGGAGGTTCCGAATGTATTTTCTAGATCCGCAACATTAGTCAATAGTTTCGGAGTAAAGCCAGGACCTTTTGAGAATGGTGCGACGATTACGGCACCAATGTCGGCAACGCCTTGTGCGATACCTGATAAATCATTTTCTCTTGTAAATACTCCCGGACTAACTATTGTATTTTCGGGACTAAAGTTTCCACCTTGTGTAATTGGCATATTATATATTTCCTTTCAAAAAAATAATTTTTTTAAAATGTTAAATATAAATATTCCAAAAAAACTCAAGATATCAATATTTATAACTTTTTTTAGAGAAACTATAGTTTATTGAACCCGTTTTTATTTTTATAACGCACACAAATTAAATAAATTTGACTTTTGACATCCCAGATTCATTTGTTATTTCCATAGTTGTATCTACACAGTCTTTAATGATATCTAAATGTGAAATGATGATTATTGAATCAAAAACACACTTTAAATATGAAAACAATGATTTAATGCCTGATAAATACGTTGAGTCTAGACACCCAAAACCCTCGTCTATAATTAATATGTTAGGTCTTGGTAGGTTAGATATATTAATCAATGCGACTCGTATAGCAAGAGAGCTAATGAATCGTTCCATACCACTTGATAGTTCCAATGGCCATTTTTTATCTTCGTAATTTATAAAAGCACTGACATTTTTCCCATCGGTTGATAGACTTATTGTAAATTCGACGATTTGGCTCAATATATTATTGACTTCTTTTTCAATAGCAGGCATAGCTTGAGAAATCAATTCATATGGAATACCATCTCGGCCAATAGAAGACGCATACAATTGATATGCGTCTGATTGACTTTCCATTTTTTTGGTATCTTCAATGATTTTCTCTATATTTTTCTTTTGGTCCAATGAAGTATTGTAATTGGAATTTACAGTAATCATGTCATTATTTTTCTGTTTGATCTTTTGATCTATTAATTTTATTTGGTTTCTTATATTTTCAATGACGATCTTGATTTTTGCATTAGATTCAATAACATCTTTTTGTTTATTGAAATCGGCAATTTGTTGAACCACCGACTCTAATTTATTTTTATCTGATGCAATTTTGTTTTCGGTTGAAAGTATCGTATTATTAATTTTATTGGTCTTATTTTCTAAATTTGATTTTTGTGTCAGTAAATTTTTATATGATTCATAATCACTTTCTATTGTAGAATATGAATTTATTTGATTTTTTAACTGTGTATAAGACTCAAACAATACAAAAGCGTCAGCTTTATCTTTATCAATTTCTTCTTTGGTCTTGATTGCGTCTTTCACGAACACATTGTTGATACAAAATTCACAATTTGGATCATACTTATGTTGTTCAAGTGTTTTTAACTTTTCTAACTTGTTATAAACTACAATTTTTATACGATCTAATTCATTTTTTTTGTCTTGGTATTGTTTTTGTAATTGCGTATATTCTTTATATTTAACTTCAACTTTGTGTTGTTCAAACGAACTGACAGACCCACTGACCGTAATCAATTCATTTTCAATCAATTTTTGTTGAGATTGATGGGTTAATAATTCCGATAATAAGTTTGTAATGTTATTATTATATGAAATTTCCTTATTGGTAAGAATCAAAATGTCGGTAAACTCTGAGTTTATATTAATCAACTTTTCGGTTTCTTTCAATAAATTATTATTTTGATGTTCACGGTCAAGATTTAACTGTTCAAGTAAATTTCTTTCACTTGTCATCATACTGGAAGAAACTTCTATTATATTGTTCAATGATACCAACTTTTGAGTATAGTCATTGTTTTTAAAGTTTTTCAACAATACATTAATTTCTTTGGTCTTTTCGGTTGCCAAATTATACAACGTATCAAATATATTGAGTCCCATGAATTGGGAAAGTAAATCCTTTCTTTCTGTTTGTCCCATATCAATGAAAGATACTGCTCTGTTATTTTGAATACTTAATGTCGTCAAAATAAAATCGTCATAAGTTCCGACATAATCTCTAATAATATCATTGGTGCTACGACGAGCTTCACCGTTAAGTTCTGTAACTTTTCCGTTTTCTTCTTTCCAAAATTTGACATCTACTTTTACATTTCCCTTCTTATCAGATAATCCTTTGCGTTCAATGTAGTAATCCACCTTGTTAATTTCAAAGTTAAATTTACATTTAAATGACATCTTTTGAGTATTTAATACGTGAGAAGCGCGAAAGGCGCGGTCACATTTGTCAAAAATACAGAATGATAATGCTGACAATATACTTGATTTTCCGGATGCGTTGGATGCAAATAATCCAACTACATCTTTCATCTTTGAAAAGTCAATGACATTATCTTCTCCGTAACTGAACATATTATCAAACTCAAACTTCTTGGGTTTCCATCGAATGTTTCTGACAACATGTTCTTTTTGTAGTGATGCATTTAGTTCTTTGTTGATTGTATATACTCTTTGTAACAAATCGTCATCATCTACCTTAACTTTATTTTTTACATACTCTGATATCAATTTGTTCTGATAATCAACGTCTGCAATATTATTAATATTTAAATTTGTATTATCAATTATATTTTTTGAAGACGAACTTTCGTCGTCAACTCTAACATAAGAAACTTCGGTTACGTTTGAAACTTTGTTGATTTCGGCAAGAACCGCTTTTACTTCTGTCGCTACACTTTCAAAACATTTGATTCGCAATCTAGCTTTCTTAGGAATGTTTTGGATATCTGTTTTTAACTTTCCTTTGTTAACTTCTATTGTATAAAACCCATAATCATTCGCAATTTCAAAATGTTTAAATACTTTGGTCTTTAAGTCCCAAAATACAAATCCATGACCATTCAAATCTTCGCCGTGATTCTGTTGAATCATACTGGATGCATACACAATTACAGGTTTATTTTGGTCTTCATCATATTGTTGAAGAACTTGATGTTTATGAATATCACCCAATAATACAATTTGATGATTATCAAACATTTCATTCTGAATAGATTTATTTGAAATCTTATATCCAATATCATTGACTGCATCATTTACTGCACCATGAAACAATGCGATTCGGTAACGTGTTTCATTGAGACAGTTTTTTGGAATGTCTTTATACTTTACATACTTTTCCAGTTCGTGTTCGTCAAACACCGAAAAGTTATTGAACATTATATCGCCGATGATATAAATGCCAGAATCTTTCAAATAAAATAGATTTTCATTTTTGATTGGTTCAACGATTGGAGTCAAACTGTCCAATCTGTTTTTGTTCGCCAATGTAGCATCGTGGTTTCCCGCGATCAAAATAGTAGGTCGTAATCTTGCTAAATTTTGTAGAAAGTCGGAAGCAAGCTTTACGCATTCTGGACTCAAATCACTTTTACTGTGAAACAAATCACCCAAAACAGCAATTAATGTGGTGGATGGAGTTTTTTCAATCGCTTTATATAAACGGTTGAACACTTCCAAGTATTCATCGTGTCTTTTTGTGAGCCTTATATGAACATCTGCAATGTGCAAAATGTTTGTAAACTCACTTATTTTACATTGTAACTTGGTAACCATATTATCTCATAACCTTTAGTTTAAATAGTTTCTCAAAATCTATAATATCACATTCTTCTATTATTTTCCAAGTTTTTTCAAATCCCAAGACATTTGGATCTTTATCTTGCATAGTTATTAACTTGGTTGGTATATTATTTTTAATCAAAAAGTCACATATTTTAATTGCATCATCAAATGCGTCGTTGTCTAACAATACATTTACCATTGGAACATCATATTCCAATAATTTCATTTTCAATTTTTTGCTTAAAGTTTTTCCGAAAAGTGGCACTGTATTGGTTCTTACTGTCATCGCATCAAACGGTCCTTCTACAAGTGTGATTGGTTCTTCAAAATTTATTAAAAGTTCAAATCCAATTATATTCTTTGAAAATGAACAACTAACATACTTTAGGTATTTGGTGTCATAAAAACTTCTGGCAGTATAAAAATTCAAATATCCTTCAGAATCATAGGATGGTATGATTATTCTGTTTCTCAACTCACCTTCAGTTGCATATCCTATGTTATATCTTATTATATCTTCCCTCGTTATTCCTCTGTTTTTGAGATATACTAACGCATGACGATACGGAAGTTCTAAACTTGGTTCCCACATCGGTTTATACTCATTTGGCAATTGTAAAACTGTGTTGGAAACTTCCTCTACATCATCAAAAATTATTTCAAAGTCTTTCTTTGGAGTAGAAAAAGCTTTGTTTTCTCCAAATATATTATAATAAGACGCCGGTGCTTTGAGTTTTTTGAATAGGGTTTTTAAATTTAAACCACCAAAACCACAAACCCAACAGTGATACTTACCCGTCACCAAATTGATCTCCAGCTTTCTTTTATAATGTTTGCAAACTGGACAAAAATATACCGCATCAGTTCCCTTTCGTATCTTGGCAGTCTGATTTAGCAGTTTATTTAAACTGTTTATTATGGTTTCTTGATATAATAACACCTAGTATATGATATCATCAGAAACCTCTTCTATCAATTTTTTATTTAAATCGGTTTTTACCCACGGAGTCTTATCAAGTGCAACTGCAACTTTCATTAATTTAATGGGATCAATTGGAGATTCAACGTCTTCGTATTTTTTCTTCTTCTTTTTTGAATTACCCATTGAACCAGTTTCCTCGTTTAAAGAATCAGTTTTAGTTTTGTCTGACTCTTCTACGGTATCTTCTTGTGGTGGTGTAGGTGGAATATCTGGTTGAACTACATTTTCTTGTGTATATCTCTGAGGTTTTGGAACATAACCAACGGCATTTCTTGATAATATACCGTGAATTAAATATCGTTTGTAGTCATCATACATTTTCTGATAATATTCAAATGCAGAAATTATATCTTTATATTGGGACTCTGTGAGCTTTATTTTTGCACACAATTTGTTTTCGTTCCACTTGAATACGGGAACGTCTAGTACCATACACACTATATTTAACAACAATTCTCTTTCATTTTTGTCTCTAAATAAAAGAATATAATCATTTTTTTCTTCTAAATCACGAAGGTCGTTTTCGGATATATTATACTTTTTACATAACCGTTTAAGCTTTTCTTTTGCGGATACAGCTTCCCCACGGACTCCCTTGTCAGCGAGAGCTTTTACTTTTCTTATCAATTCTATTATCTTTTGTTGGGTCATAACAGCTGGCGACTACAGCATCATACATATCGCCATTTCGTTCATCCCAGTTGCCTTTTTTATTTAAAACCGTTAATTTTCTAATATCAGGCATTAGACGTTCTAATTCTGACTTTACAAATTCCTTGGACTTGACCCCCTTTATTCTACATTTTCCAAATAACTGTTTTCTCATGGTATTGACCGACAACAAGTTTACTGGACATTTGAAATGTTCTTCCATTATATATGCAAACACGGCATTATGCCGTGCAAGTTTAATGAGAATTTGTTGGGACGTAAAACCCCCGGCGAAGCCACTTAATGCGGCTTCCAAGTTGATTTGTGTCATCTTTTTGATGAGTGGATTCTTTTGTAATTCGGATATAACCAATAAAGCTTTTTCTTTGGTAGTATCAAATTTTTTAGTATCAACAAATCCCGCGTCAAGTATTGTTGCACTTTCACAAAACGACCAACCTGTTACAGACGTAGATGAATCCAGTCCCAATATAACCATACACTAATATATAGTATGTTTTATTTGTAACGTTTATTATTAAATCCCTTTATATATTGAGATAGTTGTCTAGATACATATCCCAGAACATCTTTGAAACCCGTTTTAGTATATTTAATTTTAAAACCACCCTCACGATAAAGTGTATCTTGAACATTTACAGCATTACGATCCGTCGGAACTATATTACCCGCAACAGTATCAATTTTTTTAGCATTGAATGCGCCACCGGCCGATTGAGTGTTATATCTATCTTCTAGGGTTTTAACCAAAGAATCTCTTGAAATTGGATTAGGCATATATTATAGTTAGTTTATTATAAATATTATCAAACATCCCATTTTACCAAAATATTTATCGGAAAATCTCCACTATTTTTAATAGGAGTTCCCAATTTTCCAATTGCAACCAAATCGGTTCCACTGTATAATCCAACAGTTGTGATGTATGGAGCTAAAAATGAACCGGTATTATCAACTGAAGAACTATATTGATAGTTAAAGAACTCAGGCGTAATGTAAGATGGGTTTATCTTACTTGTCTTGGTATCCAAATAATCGAGAACATCTGTATATTTAGAACGTTTAGATTTGGGTGTGACAAGAGTCTTATATATATTGTCAGTTAGTTGATGAGTAAAATACTGCCATAATATAAACATATCGTTTATGTTTACAGATCCATTTCCATCAGTATCCAAATCATCTTTGATACCATTCAAATATGTAGAATATTCGGTGGTTAATAATGACCCACTGAAATAATTGCTTACCGTTCTTGATATAGGTGCATTTTGAATATCACTTTGTAATCCACTATAATAGTTAAATAAACTGGTTTCATAGTCATTTTCTATCACAACATTCCACCATTGTTCATTTCCTAAATTTAAATTGCACATATATCTTAAAATCAAGTCTACATCTTGGAAATCAAATTTCTTATCTTGATTTATATCATATGTGAATGTGTCTCTATATACCGCAGTTGGATTTGTGCTGACATTAAACTCTCCCGGCATAATTTGACAAATTGTTTGATTTTCGTGCAAAGTTATTTGTGAATTGTATTTAAGATTATAATATGGCAATGCATCATCATAAATTCTGTGTTGCGTCATCATATTATCAAAAATAGATCCATTGGTTTTTATGACCAATGCTCCATTTCTATAAAATGAATTTCCTATATGATGATCTGCGACAAAATCATCAAAGTTATAAACGAAAGAATAACCTCTTATATTTCTATAATTTTCAACCGATGATGTTATGGTTCTATTCAAGGCAGATAATAAACACGGAGAACCAACGACGATTGATTTGTCCGACAAAGAAACATCATATCCATAGACACTATATGGATTTCCAACATTTTTTATTCTTGATAAATTTTTTAAAGAAGACCAACTTCCACTTTGATATTCATATAAATAAACGTAGCCAAGAGTATTATAATAATTTATTAGAGATTCGTTATAAAGAACGCTATTTAACGTACCTGATATATAACTTGAACTGTATGGATAATTCCATTTCAAAGACGATGCAATACAATAATTTTCAAAAATATCAACTTTATATCCTAGTTTATTATCCTTGAAAACGGCATCATTTTCATCAAATATTCCACTATAAAATTTATTGTCAAATACCCATTTATTTGTTAAATTACACTTGTAGTATAAGAATACCGATCCACGTTTTCGGAGTAGGGATTCACTATATTCAAGATATTGTGATTCAAATGGACATCCAACTATAGCTTTATCTCCATAAATTGATACACTATAACCAAATCCGTTATAACTTTGTGTTTGCGCCGAATATGGATACACATTTACGTTGGGCAGAACATAATTAAAATCATTATCCGCATTTAAAATTGAATTTTGCGTCCATCCCAATGATGATGATTCAAAAATATAAACAGAGCCAAATGATGATACGGATGAACTATTTCCTATAATCAATTTGTTACTGCCACTCGGATCCAATTTTAATGAATAACCAAAACAATCGCCAGATACACTATTACTTCCAGTTAATGTTTGCGCATAATTCCAAACGGATTCTGATTTGTTGTAAATATAAACCGCACCTTTGTTGTTATACTTTCCAATACAACCTATTGCTAAAACATTTTTGCCAACCGAAACATTATAACCAAAACTGCCAGTTTCATCATTGAAAGAACTGGTTATAGTAAATTTTGGAATAATTGCGAGCGTAGACAAATCATAAATATCAACATTGGATCCAGTAATAACTGTAGGAGAATTCACCACGCTACATTTAAAATATCTAGTTGTAACTGCCAAATCATTTCCGTAAATAGAAAGTGAATGTCCATATTCATTTTCAACTTTATTTATCGAAATATTATCATTAAGGTCACCTGTTATAACGTCTCCTGTTTCTGTCAACAAATCATCAGCTTGAGACAAATTAAAAACCGTGTAATCACCTTGATCAAGTGTCTTTTGTAGTGTCAAATAATTTTCATATTCATTATTTGAATAATTATACTTTTTGACCGATACTTGACCGACTGAAAATCCACTGCCGGAAAGAAAAGACGGCGGAGATCCTATTGCAACATAATCGCCATATGTCGCAACACTATATCCATAATTTTCATTTTTTATTGTAAAATTCATACTTTTTGCAGGAATGAACCTCCTATGGTTTTATCCTAGGGTAGAAATTCCGACCTTTAACATATATCCATATATACATATCTCACATCAACCAATTAGTTTCGGTAACCACAAAATTATTTTAACTTTTTTGATGTTTTTATACACAATTTTCATTTTTTATTGTAAAATTCATACTTTTTAAATTAAATATTATTTACATCATATATTTTCGTTCCATTCAAATAAATTTGATAAATACTATGTCGTATTCTGATTTCACACATTGATGAATTGTTCGTGGAACTTCCCCGCCCCCATCGAAGATGTGGTGTTTCAAATGTTGATATTCTTTTGATTCCGTTTAAACCCCCCAAGTCACCGTTCAATCCGTATTGTGCAGTATTAAACTCGTCAATCATACCTACATTAATTACTTCATTGTTATATCTAATTCCTTGATTTTTAAGTGTCTCTTCATAATAATTATTACCATCAATAAATCTGTTATAGAGATGATCTGGATCTGCATACAAACTACCACTGTATATTTGTTTATTGATATAAGATTTTCCACCAACCCCAATCACTGACGTTGTAGTACCACCACCACCGGCGGCATATATTCCCAACCACGCTGAGTTTGTTGTATAAGAACTTTCTGTTACAAAAAATGCAGGACCACCGGCAGTTACTGAGGGGCTTGTTTGACCAACTCCATATGTAACCATTTTCATGGTGTTTATATTATTATCAACCAAATATTTGGCAGGCATAGAAAATCCAACGTAAGCACCACCGCCGCCCCCAACTGATATTGTCTGCCCCTTCAATGCCGCCGTGTTATTATCACCCGCTGCGATCGCCGTAACTCCGGTCAGTGTATCGCCACCGGTCAGATAAACCGTTTTTCCCCCCATCGAAGTTGGCGAAGTGAAGACGGTGTTATTTCTCCTCAGTGCCACAAAGTGAGCGTATCCCGCTGCGATCGCCGTCACGTCGGTCGCTCGGTCTTCACTGGATACGTTGCCATCATATAACCAGTACAACTTCCCATCTTTCTTCAATAGCAACGTTCTGATTCCTGTTGCGGCGATCGCCGTCACGGGATTGTCCAGATTTATTACCTGGAGCTCGTTAGGCACATTCGTTGACTTCGGATGCTGCGTCCCCCACGTCACCACCGTACCATCGATCTTCAATGCCACCGACCACCCTTCTCCGAAAGAGATCTGCTTGATTCCTTTCAGCCCGTCACCGTCTTTTACCTCCCGAAAATAACCACCATAACCACCAGGAGGCTCCCACGTTGCCACAGTGCCTGCGTCATACAATGCGAAGACAGCACCATGACCCACGAAGATCGCCGTCACTCTCTTATTTTTCAACTTCTGAGGCATGTTGGGGAAATAATCGCCACTACTCCACGACCCGGCGTTCCATGCCACAACCGTCCCATCGCTCTTCAATGCCGCAACGATATTCCCACCCGCTGCGATCGCCGTCACGGGATTGGTCGACACATTTTGTAGGTCGTTAGGTATCTTCTTATTCCCATATGGACCCGTATCCCCCCACACCACCACGGTACCATTGCTCTTCAATGCCACCGTGAAACCCCATCCCGCTGCGATTGCCGTCACTCCGGCCAACCCGGCAGGCGAATCCATCGCATAGACATCGCTATTACCATAACGACCGGCAGGAGGATTCCAGCTCACAACCGTCCCATCGCCAATCAACGATCCATCACCGCCGCCACCGCCGGCACCTATTGATACGAAAGATACACCCAAATCGACGGGGGAAGACCCTGTATAATCAGTGAATTTATAATTGTTTAATTTTGACTTATTATTATAGATTGTATTCCAATTTTGAACTACTGCAGATGGCTGGTAGAATTTTAAAAGATTATGATTGCTACTTGTATAATATTGTGACGACGTTATCTGTAGACCGTCTCTCCGAGACGAGTCTTGAACAAAACTATGACCATTGCGATATACTATATATATAACTTCATTAAAGGTTACTTCAGAAGTACCGGGGAGTACAAACAGAAAATTAGCATTCGTTCCATTTATACCAATCTGATAGTATCCGCTCACCGTTGGGACAGTTTCAGATTTATTGTATATATCAGATTGGTATGTGACTTTGAGTTCGGGTGGAATAGGACTAATTACTTGTTCCACGCCGGTTCGATCCTTATAGGATACGCCTTTTATTGTGACTGGTTTTATTCCATTATTTTTTAGTTTATTAATTTGATCATCGCAATTATTAAATTGCAAATGTTCAAACACACCATCTGGCGGTTCGATGTTAAAAGTAACAGTTGCGTTTGCTTGATTAATAGTTAGGTTAACGGTTTTTGTATCCGATGTAACATTATTATTTGTTATTGTTACTTTATAATATCCTTTATTAGTCGGACCAACATAAGTCGGGTTTACTGTGGTTGAATTATACTTGTCTGTAAATATTTCGTTTCCTGCATTATTAAAAAATTTTATTGTATAATTAATATTCGATTCAAGTGTAGCGAATCCTTTATTTATAATATCTGCGATTGTATATGGTTCGCCATCATATGTGAAGAAGCTATCGGATAATTGTATAGTTGTTGGATAAATATTCACCTCCTGCGTTGGTTGTTCCAATGAATATTTCTCCATGTCCAATCCAGAGAAGTAAAATGGCGATCCGATATTGACTGTATATCTTCCAGAATCAGAAGGACGAATTATTACGTTATAAGAACCTAATATACGAACATCGTCTCCAGATTTTTTAACGAATTTTAAAAATTCATTTTCCTCCCAGCCGAATCCGAAATTAGCAGGTGTATTAGTATATGTTTGATCCGATGTTACTGGAGTCGTATATATAATATGGTGACCAGACCGAATTGGTTTTGGAGTAACGTTAAAAGTTTGAAATGCAACGTCTGTCAAATAATTTCCATTTGGTGGAACGTTGGTTGATGCTTTTACTGTGACAGAGCCAGTTTTGTGATTGCCATATGACCCCCAACCGAAAATTGTAACCTCAGGCTTTAGTGGATCTACAATTGTTGCTAAATTGCTTCCGGATGTTATACTATATTCTATATTTATACCAGATGTCAGATCTAGAGGAGAATAACTTGCGTTCAACTGAATTGGATCTGATGTTCCATATACCTGATCGTCAATTGGATAAAACGTCACACTCAATGATTTAGGAGTTATAATAACGAATGCTTCGCCTTTTACTTCTGGATTTCCCCTGATTGTTGCAGTAGCAGTATACTTTCCAACATTGATTGGATTATTATCTGGTATGGTCGCACCGTTTAAAGTATATACAATATCATAATCAAGACTCGATGGAGTTGTAGTCACAGTGGCAAAATGAGGTTTGCCATCATATGTCACTTCGTCACCTGTTACTGTAATTGCTGCGGTTGCCTTATTTATAACGAAAGTGGAACCTGTAGATCCACAATAATACCCATCCCAAATTGTAGAAAGTATTGTATATGTTCCGACATTTGTAGGCGGCGTCTCCGAACCATTATATGTAGTTATAGTTATTAAATCCGAAGGATTTGTAGTAACTGATGCAGATTTTGGAGAACCATCATATGTATAACTAGTATTCGTGACATTTACAATCGCAGATACACAATTGTACATTGCATTTTGAACATCAACAAAATGTGACCCACTCAATTTTAAATTGGTATTACCATCATCTATTACAACAAAGTGTCCATCATCTAATTGTTGTTTTATTTCTATACTATTCGGAACTATTTTTTCTCCAAATTTGTTTTGTGGAACATTAAATACATTAATTTGTTTTGTCAATGTTCGGTTCACATCAACAGGATTCAATGACTCCAATCCAAAAATTTGAGTCGGATTCGCAGTCTCTTTGTAAAACAAATTTTTAAGAGTATTGTATACTAACCCCTGATACGTTCCATCTATATTCGTAGGATTAACCAATGAATCGTAATATTTACTTGAAGTCGGATAAAATGTAGTGCCTGTTATTTCTTGTCCAATTCGAAATCGCAAAAAATCGGGATCCTGCTGTTGATATGCTATAGATGAAGAATGTAAAGATAATTGAGTTCCATCTTTATAATCCACAAAACTTAAAAACAAAGATCCGCTCTGACTCCCGCTTTGCCAACTTATTGTATTATCAAATGTTTGATTTTGAGAATTCCAAGATTTATTCGCAACAAATGGAGTAGATCGTATGTCATTTCTTTTTAATGACTTAATCATGATCTATTAGAAGTCTAATTTTATTTTTATTAACGCTTCTGTATCAAAACTCTTCATTATTGGTTGACTTGTTTTTGCTACAGCTACCAAATCATTATTTTCATTATATAATCCAATCGTGGTTATGTAAGTTTGTGGATTTGTATAAAACTCGGTGAAACGAATCCTTCCGTTGGTCCCAGTCACGAAAGTTGGGTTGTTGGAATAATTGTATTCTTGGTTTTTTACACGAATGAAATATTGTTTTGACGGTAAATACTCAGATTTTCTTACTTGGAAATAACTGTTTCGACACTTAGTAATTGCTGACAATATTAATTGTTGATTCAATTTATATGCGCCAGTATTGCTTCGACTTCCCGATAATTCAGAACCAACTACAGTTCCCAATTGATCCGCGTTTAATACTATAATACCAGCTTTTGGATATAGATTTCCAATAGCATTATATTGTCCGTTTGAATATGCCGACGCAACTCCATTTACTATACTTCCACTAATAATATTGTAAGAATCGTTGACCGTGTTAGTTAAAGTATAATCATCAATGAATGTAAATAATCCTTTACTTCCACTCAAAGAAAATTGAATATGACCTTCGTCAATTCTATCTTTATATTGGTTGACCGAGAATGCCAAAACATAAATATTTGATGAAGTGATTGTTGTGGTAGTAGTGCCAGACGACGCGGTCAAAAATGTAAATGATTTTTCTGTTGATTGCAACAAAATGTTCTTATATTGAGAATATATAACTTTCGATGGATATGCATGAACGGTAGTTACATCTGTAGCAGAAGTTCCATTTCCGTATGCATTTCCGAATGCAACTGAGAAGAAAGGTTGACCTGCATAATATACATCATTGTAATACAACCCGTTTTTCAAATCAGTTATAACCGAACCTGTAGCTACAACTTGGGTTGGATTTGTATAAAATGAAGACTGTGGTGCTCCAACGTTTCCGCCTGGCCAAAGTGGCGAAGAAACTCTGGTGATTTTTCCGGTAACTACGTCAGTTGGTTGAAATTGGGTAAATAGCATAAAAATTATACGGTTACTGTTATTGGAATGGTTACACTTCCACCACTTTCATTTCCGATGATTGTTAAATTGGTAGTCGTGGTTTGAGCGATACCTGGATTCGGTAAAAACTTGAATTGTAATCCTACTGCAACTTGTGAAGTTACAACAGAAATTCCAGTAAAAGATGTTACCATATTTGATACGGTTGTGGAAGATACATTTATGGTTGGAATAATTGTTCCTACGTTACTGTTTGCCAATATAACTGTATATCCAAGTGTTGTATTATATGTTGGACTTGTACTTGGAGATATAATTGAGTCTCCTGTGAATGTATATGGTACATTTATATTGGTGACGTTCAACGTAATTACAGGGATAGTAGTGACTCCTTGACTTAAGGTAACCAATTTGTATTTCATCAATTGAGTTTCATCAAAGAAAGCTTCAAGAATTGGGGTATTTCGGATCGCAAAGTCATTATAATTGGAACTTTCTGGATGATTGGGGTCATATAAACTATAATCAATTTCGTCGTCTGCCAAAGCAAACGATGTGATGTTTAAGTTTCCGTTTTGAGCTAACAACTCTCTTCCTTTTTTGGTTAGTGTTGCATCAACTATAATTGATTTGTTATCTAGATATGCCATATGTATATAAATAGTTTAATTTTACGGTTTTTATTATTTTATATTACGAAAACGCTTTGACTCATACTTGAACTTTGGATTAATATAGGAGAATATGAGAGTACCGCTCCGTTAGAAGAAGTAATTTCATACGAACTAATTATGGTTGTGTTTTTACTGTTTTGAGATTTTACAAAAATATCATCCAAAGAAAAGTTTCCTATACCAAATGTCGTATTAGATATTTCAATTGAATTTCCATCGATGTCTGTAAATGTAGTATCACTCGGGAAATATAAAGTTCCAGGGATAAACGGCGTAATTTCTCTCAATGCGATCCCTGCGATCCCCGCGATCCCCGCGATCCCCGCGATCCCTGCGATCCCTGCGATCCCTGTTAATGAAACAGCGGCATTAAGTAGCAATTGCGTCGCCAGGGGTGTCGCCAGATTTTTAGATTTAGTATCGCTCGATTTAGTATCACTCGATTTAGTATCACTCGGGAAATATAAAGGTTTTTCATTTAAATATATCGCAAATTTTGACATTGGTTTGTTTTTATAACTCAAGTGTTGGAATGGAAACACATTCGTTATTGTAGATGTTATATCAACATTTGTTGTATATTCAGATCCCACCTGAGACGAAACCGATGAAGGAACTGCTATAATTTTGCGAAGTTTGATTTTTATAGGATTTTCCAATTTATCATTACTATAAACATATTGTACATTCTCAACTTCTCTTAGACTACAAACTTTGTTTTGTTTATAATCAAAGAACGGAACATTTTGTTGAACATATTGAGTTAAATAATAATCGGTTTCATCATTTGAAATATATCCGTTATTCAAATTAAATTGTTTTATTTGATTTCTGCTGACATTTTCATCAATAGTTGAAGAATATTTTTCGGAAGACTGTATATTTGCATAAACATTATCTTTAGTATCAATTTCACCAACATTTATATTAACTTCCTCACGCATTGGTGGACGCAATTGAATTCTCGGTCTTTCTAATAACGAAGGTTCAATCAGAACGCCGGTTAAAAGTTTCGTTCTCGCTGGCACAACATTTCGTATAGAATCAAATGTAGAATTGTCAATATAGTTTTTATACAAAGTCATGAATTCTTGATATAAAACAGGTTCACCGTTATATTTATAATAATTTTGACTCAAAGATTTCAAATCTGTATATGAAGATTGATAAATATTACCAGGATCTGCAACCGAGTTCATAACATTATAATCGCCCAAGAAATTGATGATATCATCATCTTTAACCTTAAATGGAGAAATAAATACACCCATCAAATTTGAATCCGAAGAAAATGTATCAACATTTTTAGAAACTATTTGAACTGGTGACGGTGTCGATGTCAATATTTGTTTTACTTTACGGATTTTGTTATTTTTCAACTTATTGGGACCATAATGAGAAACCAATATAGATTGTAGAACATCCACTTCTTCAAACTGATATGGATAAATTGATTGAGAATAAAAGGTACACTCGTTAGACTGAGTGACACTATTATTAACGAAATTATAAGCACTCCCTGTCAGAGTGGATTGACCGGTAGGTAAATGTGGCAATACCGGAACTATACTATAACCAATCGATCTGCCCAATGTCACCGTGTGATAACCTCCGGCCGCGATCGACGTCACTCCGGTCAGCCCTTCTGGCACTGTCGTCTGCCCTTGTCCATTAAACCCCCACGCCACCACGGTCCCATCGATCTTCAATGCCAACGTGTGACCGAAACCCGCTGCGATCGCCGTCACTCCGGTCAGCCCGACTGACCCTGTCTGCCCATAGTCATTATTCCCCCACGCCACCACGGTCCCACAGCTCTTCAATGCCACCGTGTGTTGCCAACCCGCTGCGATCGCCGTCACTCCCGTCAGCCCGGCAGGCACTGTCGTCTGCTCGTAATTATTTCTCCCCCACGCCACCACGGTTCCATCGCTCTTCAATGCCACCGTGTGGTAACCTCCCGCTGCGATCGCCGTCACTCCGATCAGCTGAGTTATGTCGAATGACGTCACGTTGAACATCCCAAATGATCCTGTCGTCTGCCCATACTCATTAGACCCCCACGCCACCACGGTCCCATCACTCTTCAATGCCACCGTGTGAGACCCACCCGCTGCGATCGCCGTCACTCCGGTCAACCCGGTAGGCAATGTCGTCTGCCCAGAGGTATTATACCCCCACATCACCACCGTCCCCGAGGAACTCAATGCCACCGTGTGATACTGACCCCCTGCGATCGCCGTCACTCCGGTCAGCCCAGCAGGCACTGTCCTCTGCCCTTGTCCATTATTCCCCCACGCCACAACCGTCCCATCGCTCTTCAATGTCACCGTGTGCTTGTCACCGGCTGCGATTGCAGTAATGTCGGTCAGCCCGGCAGGCACTGTCCTCTGCCCTTCGCTATTATCCCCCCACGCTGCCACGGTAGCCTCTGTATAAGGTCTGCTAATACTTGATGATGCCAAATTAATAGGATATTCAAAATTATATCTAAAAACAAGATCGTTCCAAGTGTTAGTGACATCGTTGTTTCCGTAGAAATTATAGTTTCTTGAATATTCGGAGAAATATTCATTCGAAATTGGATTTTGTATCAAATTAATTTTATCCAACAACCCAGTGAAATTCTTATTTGATGTAGGATAATTTCCAAAATATAAATATCCGTCTTGCGAAAATATTTCATTGTATGTTTTGGTTAAAACTATACTTGAAGAGTGATTAAACACTTCACGATCACCATCGTATGACTTGACAACCAAATCATATTGCGTAGGAATATAATTTTCGTTTGAATTTGTATCAAGGAACGATGAAGTTGAATTTCTTCTCAACAATACATTATAGAAATTGTCGCCTTTAAATATAGGGACATTTTCTATTTTCATTGACTTGTTTTGTATATTGAAAATTATATCGCCATAATTATCAACTTTGGATTTTAACAAAGAAAGATTCCAACACGTGTCTTTAGTTACCAAATTTATTCTTTGATTTTGGACATAACTCTTTTCTGTTTTGAAAGTGAATTCCAGAGACTTTGCCGACGACGTATATGGAATTTTTACATATTCCTTACCAGATTGGTATTTGGTAAAATAATACTTTGCGTCATATACATAACTCGTTTTGTTACTTTGGAATATATCATTTCCTCCAAATTCACGAATACTTAAAATATTTAACGGAACTCCATAACAAGATAATAACAAATTGATACATTCTTCCGTACCTTTTGTTTTATAAATTTGTGGAAGACTATCTAAAATTCGTTTCCAAATAATTTCATTCTTGTTTTTTGCTGAAACTGCCGATGAATCCGATGAATCCGATGAATAAGATAAGAGTGTACTTTTATTAGCAAAGTCAGTTGATGTGTTCCAACCGAAAGTCTTTAACATATAGTAAACCAAATCAGGAAGATAATCTTCGCTTGATGTGAATTTATTTAAAACTGGAAAAGATTTTATATATTGATATATGTTATCAAAGTGATGTCCTACCATTGACAAGAACAATAGATAATCATTATTATCTTCATTTAACTTCAAATATTCCGGTGTGTTATTTACCAAACTATCGATATTTTGAATATCATAATTTTCCGCATCAAGAATGTAGTTGTGATAATTTGAATTGGTATCAGACAGTGATCCTTGAATCAATGATTGGTCGGTATACAAATATGATTCGTATCCATCAAATGAATTTTGAATTGAAAGTATGTTATTTTGTAGAGATTGAATGTCAGACGAATATGACGCAGAAATTATTGTATTACTAGATGTAGCCGCATCAGATAAAGTTTGAATCTGAACGTTTGTATTGTTTATAGATTCAAGTTTATTCTTAAATATTTTAATTCTAATCGCCGCAGAAGAGAATATTACAAAGTTTTCAAATTTACTATAATCAATATTTAAATTTTTTAATTTATCAATTATATTGATTTGAGATAGTGTAGTATCGGATAAATTTTGATCTAACGAGCCGATATTATTATAACCGTATTTGTTTGCATTATTGATTTTTGCAGAAAAATCAGGTCCACTGATTTTATACTGTGGAACTGTCTTTAAAGGAATCAAAATAACATTTTGAACAATTGGAGCTATACTAATGTTAGAAATCCAACATTTGGTTTTTACTGCATAATCAAATGACAACGGACTATCAAGTTTGACTAGTAATTCTATGTGTTTTGATTCACTCTCACTTTTTGATGAAAATGAATGATCGACGAACTTAAATACTACACCATTTCCGAAGTTTAATGCGTTTTTATAATACGAATGGAATTTATTTAAGAATACATTTTCAATTACATTTAATACTAATTGTACAAAATTGTCATATACGATTGTAGAAACAATTTGTAAATTATTTGTAAGATCTCCATTAAAAATATTAATTACATCAAGTTGATTTAAATACTCTTTTTGAACTATGTATTTAATTTGTTGATTGAGTTCTTGGAAACTTAATATATTTTTTGAATATGTATATAACCAGTATTTAATATAGTTTTTAACGCCAAATAAATTTTTGATTGTGGTATTATTAAACAAATCCAACTCAAGTTTTAGAGATCCATCGTAAATTGCGTTTATCAATAATATAGCATCAGCATCAGATTTGAATGCGAATGTATTTTTAAAATTTGTAATATCCGATGGATTTGACTGTGAATATGATTTGTAATTATCTTCACAATTAAAATTGTCAAGGGACGTAGCGATCAGTTCAACTACATCTTCTATTAACACCAATTTTCTACAAAATGATTCATAATGAAGATTTTCATAAAAAACATTTTTATCAGTAGATTGTTTTTGAAAAGTTGGAATCAACTTTAATTCAGTTCTTGAAGGAGAAATGTCTGATATTATCAGTGGATAACTTTGACTGCCCGCTACTGTTCTTGTAAAATTATATGATACGATATGTTGTCCATCAAAAACATTTGATGATGATAAATCCGAACCAACATCCATCAAAAAATTGTTTTGATAATCAATATAATTGGTTTTTACTTTACGATAGTTATAAGTAAATTGGGTTTCATCTACATCTTTATATATACCAACTTGAGATAGATATTTTACATCTGGAGTTTTTTTTATCCATCCGTTTTGTTCGCCAATGGTATTAAAATAAGAAAACTCAACAACATCTCTATCAGACTTACCGAAGAAAATATCCGGGTTATCTGTATTCTGATTATAATTGTTTACATCATCCGCACTAAAATATGACGCCGTATTGAAACTACTTGTGAATGTGCTTACCAATGGATATGGAAAATTCATAAATTATGATGGCGGAGTCAATTTTGCAACAATGTTGTTTAGTTTAGTATTTGCATCATCTCGTTCTGCGATCAATTGTTGTATAGTATAGTCAAGGTCAGCAATAACTTGTGAAGGAATAACTTGTGAAGGAATACGCTCACTCGTTCCACCTGCTGCCAATTCGAACCCAACACTTGCCAATACGGACTCAACATAATTATTGGAAGTATTTACATTTGTATTTATAGGAGTAGATAACATAGGAATAAATTCTTCAAATTTTACAGAAGGAAGAAGAGATTCAATCTTATTGACATCATAGTTAGAGTTATACAATCCAACTTTTAAATATTTAGTAGAAAAATTAGGATTATTTTCATCCACAACGAGATTTCCAAAAGTATCTAATTGATATTGATATGTTCCGTTATGAATAAAGTTGTTTATTTGTTCTTGATACATCATCATCTTGTTATAGTAAATATGTTGCCGTTATCAAAAATCTTAACTTCTCCATTGATTGTTGTTTTTATAAGTAATCTATAATATCTAGCAACTGGCAAAGTTGTTGTATCGAGATTAAAATAATGAACCGAACCATCACAACTCAACTTGGTATAATCATCAAAATCAACCACCATGTTTTCACTTTCGTTGTCTTTGATGGCGTAATATGTATTTGTTGACAACAAACTTGAACTCAAATATTGACTTTGTTGAGTGCCTTTAACAAAATTCTTCAGAGGCGACTTTTCTCTTGCAAATAGATTTATTCTAACCAAAGAGCCAAATTTATATTCTCTACTAAGATTCTTCACAACTACTGTATATGGATTATATCCACTGAGAGTAAGCATGCTTCCCGTGTTATATACACTGTCGTCCCAAGATACATCCAAATATGGAGAATATATGGTATTGGTCTCTTTGCCAAAGAACTTGATAGTTCCATTAATATTGTCAATTCCAGACAATTCAAGAGAAGTCATCAAAATTACACCTTCATTTGGTACACATCCACACAACCACCCTTTAACAACATTGGTAATATCCATATTGATATCAGACGTTGTATAACTAAATGCCTGTGATGACAATAAAGAACTTCCGGTAGATAATGTGGAACAGAACTTAGATGCAAATGATTGCGTCAAAGATGACGCTACACTTGCCGAAGTGGAAACTTGTAAATTATAAATGCCTTGATTGAAATATGAGATCAAACTTGATGAAAAATCTTGTAGAACACTCGATGAAAATGTTGCATTCAATAAACTATTATAACTTGATATGATAGAAGCAGATTCACTTGAACTTACATAACTCAAGAATTGTTCATTCAACAAACTTGATGAAAAACTTGCAGATTGATTTGTTGGATCACATACACATCCACTTGAACTATACCAATAACTTGCTGAAAGTTGATTTGATAAACTTGAAGCAAATGATGTATATGCATTATAAACATACGAAGCAGATACACTAGAAGATACACTTGCGGTTACTAAGTTATTGATTCTATTATACAAATCAGAATATATAGTAGAAGGTGATATACTACTTGAAAGTGAACGAATATATTGATATGATTGAGAATCATACGTTACTAATGATGCAGAATCACTCAATATTGTTTGTATACTCGACGACAAACTATTCAAGAATAGAACACTTGAAGTGTATTCAGTTTGATATGTCGAGCTTGATATATTAATTGAAGCAAGTGAACTTGAAATACTCGCGGATGTATTTGTATATGTAGTCGTTGCAAAAGAATTTATGAAATTGTATGATGTGTCTGCATTTGAACTTGACAACACTGAACTTGATAGTATCAAATTTAAGCTTGATGACAAGAAACCAGAAAAACTAGAAGTCAAACTTGATGATAGACTCGATGAATATTGAGTTTCAAATGTAGGAGTAGAACTTGCGGTATTGAAAAATACGGTTTTTACACTTGATGTAGGTTGAACAAATGAATTGGGAACACTATAATACCATGTTCCTCCTTGATTTGAAAATGAACCTGTCGCAAAACTTTGAGTTAGAAAATAGTTATGTTCGGTGGAATAGGAATTATTTGATCCAGTTCCATACCAATAAGCAGCATCAGTTCCTGCATCATTAGTGTAATTCCAACTAACTCCGATAGAGTTTCCTCCGGTGGAATAGCGACCCGTACCCATATTCCAACTTTGACTTACTGGAAATGCGTAAATTGTATAATCGGTAGGAACCTCATCGGTTTGAGTGGCCTTCAACTTCAGATTAAATTTTATATTATCTGTAGTAATATTTCCGGTAGCAAGTGAAGATGAAAGACTTGAAAGATCAAACTTGATTAATATTCTACTCAATTCTGGGGTATTATGGTAAGTATAATATGGTTCATACACATCCATCGTACCAGATACAACTCCACTCAACCTTCCATTAAATGATGTCAATGATCCGGATGCATATGAAAATGTTCCCATAAATGATCCAGTTGAACTTCCGGTTACAAATCCACTAACGCTTCCGCTAAACCCACTTAGAATGGATCCAGTAGTGGGTGTTCCGTTGTAAGAACCAGTTACTGTTCCATTAAAATTAGAAGATGTAAATGCATTGGAAAATACAGAAATGCACGTAAAATTGCTTGATAAACTACATGAATCATATGATTCTGAGCAAAATGCTGATGAAATATCAAATTTTGCGACAGAAATATTGCTTCCACTGATAGTTCCGTAGAACGATCCACTAAAATTTTTTATTGAATTTGAATATGTTCCGCTTACAGGAACATTTGTATATAAGTTCAAAAGTTTATTCAATCGAGGAACTGATTTCAATTCTAAAATTTCATCAATACCAAAATTTTTATAAACATAACTATTTTCATTCGTTATGTATGAATCTTTTGATGGATATATAAATGTGTGCATATTACAGTACGCTTCCTTGAATGTCTACGGTTGGGAATTTAACCTCAAAAACACAAGGATCCAAAGATGGATAAATGATATTATTTTTTGTAGCACCTAATATGTCGTATTGATGTGGAGAATAATTTCCATCAACATATGTAAGATTCACAATTTCTAAACTTGCAACAGATTGTACTCCGTCAACTTTTGCAATTTCTAATTGAAGTTGACTCAAATTTATTGGTTGTGAGAATCCCCATTTGTCAATGTCAAAAAAGTCTTGAACTGTTTGATTACATTGATCCAACACATCTATTTTATTATAATTGTTATAAGTTACAATTTTAAAATTAACTCCAATATTTATGATATATCCGTCAATCAAATTAATACCGTCAGTTAACATTCTATATTTTGAAAGATATTGTTTGATGTTATAGGTCAACGCATCATTTATTTGAGTCAAGTTTTTGTTTGAGTTATATCCAAGAACATATAGATTTACTGAAAATGGATTGGTAATATCATAATTTATTTTTCTAAAATAATTTTCAATTGCATTGGTTGTAGCAGTTGCATTTTGATTATAATCAACATATCCACTTACATCTTTTTGTAATCCAAAGTTCAAATCTGCATCGGATTTCACAAATGCTTTTGCGATACTTCCGAATTGGGGTGACATACCAAATGTTCTTACAACATAATCATCTTTGGTCACCGCTCTGTTTTGAGAAGCAAAAGTTGCTATAGCATTCTGACGAATTTCTTCTACAGTTTCTTGACCAGCTCCGCCAGTTGCAGCAATAAAATTGTTGGCTTTTAAAGTTTGTTTGACCGTATTAAATAAATTTTGTTGAGATGGATTCAAAGAACTTCCATCATTCAATAATTGATATGAATTTATTCTTACTATTTCATTTACATTACAATTGGATGATAGTCCGCCACCAACAACATACGTTATTGTCAATGTGGTATTAGAAGGCGCCGTGCCATATGAATTGGTTTTCAAGAAATTGCTACTATCAAGGGATATATCAATATTTCTGATATTAGCTAATCCAATTCCAACTACACCTGCGGTGGGATATATGATTTGATCACCAACATTGTCGGTGTTTGCTCCGAATTCCAAATAAGTTGTATTACCGGCAGTAATATTTCGTGTAAACTTACGTGAGGTCATTAACGACTTCATTATCTTAGGAACTTCAGTTTTATAAACATAAAAAGTTCCATCGTTAGTTTCGTTATTGTCTATTTCAGTAAAAATTACTTCTTGTGCTAAATATTCAACTTCATACCACTTATTATTATTACTATCAACAATATCTATTATTTCTAAAACATTTGTTTCGTCAAATTCAATATGAAAAAATGGAGTCGCTGCACCAACGGATATAGTCTTTGTAACTAATTTACCTGAGAATGCGTCTGCCGTCTTTCTGAGAAGGAAAAATTGAGGAACCCCAAGTGCATCTCTGGAATATACCGACACGTCTCTGGACGAAAATGAAGTATCAACGGAAAAATCAATTGGTTCGGCAATCAAAAAGTTTTGTCCGGATGTATTCTCCAATTGCATATATTGTTGAATGGACAAACAATATGATTCGTCGGGAATATGATTGCCATCAACGTCGGTCTTTGAGGGAACTAATTGAAACAATTCAATTTGAGTAGTTGCTGCTTTTGATGCGTATGGTTTATATCCCAGATATTTAGCTAATGTCAAAACATTCTTACGTTCCTCTGCATATGGAAGAAGACTTTCTTTGAATTGATAATCTATATAGTAAGAAAGAACGTCACCGACATATGCTGCCTGTTCAATGAACATTGTGCCGGGTGATGCATCGCTGAAATCTTGATAACTCGTTGGATAATAACTCTTGGCAAAATCAATCAAACCTTGTTTGAATGAATTAAAATCCCGATTAAGGTATTTAACATCCTTATTCTGAGGTTGAAATGATTTTTGTGTTGTATTTGCCATACTTTATATGTTATTCGTTGCAGTAAACGAAAAGCTACTTGTTTGGTTATTAATTGTAAATTGTATACTTATTCTAACTATATAATTATTGTCATCCCCAACTTTTTGTGCGGAGGAAACATCTAAAAATATATTATTTACAAAGACATTTGGAAACCAAGTTTGTATATCTTCCCGAATTACATTTTGAAGAATCGTATCAAAACCATCAATATTTTGTTCAAATAAGTAATTATATAGTCTCGTTCCAAATTGCGGATTAAAACGTCGTTCAGACGGTCTCGTTTTAAAAAAATTCAATAAATTTGATCTTATTTGTGTGATGGAATCATATGACTGCGAAAAATATCCATTGTTGCCCCTTTGTAAAGGTAAAGTCAATCCAATAGTAGATTGTGGTTTCAAACCAATACTATTTGACAATTTTGGTAAAAGGGTAGGTTTAGATGCCATATATACTATTCGGTTTGAACCAATCCACTGTTTAGATTACCTTGTTTTTTCTTTTTATCTACGGCTTTCATCAAAGATCTAAAATCTCTGGTTATTACATCCAACACTTTTGCTTGTTCTTCATTTACAGGAGTATGCGTTGGAGGAACTATCACTGATTCATTTAATTGTTCAACAGAACTTGCGTTAGATGGATCGTTAATAAACCTCTGAGATAACACACCAGTCGTCATCGGAGATGTTAATGAAACATAAGATCCTTCTCTTGGAACTCCACCTACAGTTTCGTTCAAAACCTGATTCAATATATCATTGTTAGTATATTTTTTAAATTGACGAGTTTCTTCCTTTTTGACTACAACAGGTTGTTTCTTTACTGTCGCAACCGTTGGTATTTCCAGTTGTTCATCCAAAACACGAGATTCTGACTTGTGGGATAAGATCTCTGTCAAAATTTGCGAAATCATCGATGGTAACGATTTATTCAACTCCGATTGAACTATAGACTGTATTAATGATTTGAATTCACTTGTTTTCATACTTTTTGGAGGAAGAAAACCCCGCCGTGGCTTTAGCCTAGGATAGGAATTCCGACCTTTAATATATACATATCTTACATCATCCGATTAGTTTCGTTAATGTTTCTATTTAGAACATTTTATAGAAAAAAATGGAGGTTTTGGAAGATTGGGTAGGTTTGCTGGTAGTAATTTTTTAATAAGACTTGTTAATTTAGGTGGTTCTGCCAACCAAGCATTGACTTTAAGATCAATTGGTAATGGATTTATAGAATCCAACGTAGGAAGCTTCGGAATTGACACTTGAGGTATAGATGGAAGTGTAAAACTTGGCAAATTGGGAATGCTTGGCAAATTTGGCAAATTGGGAATGCTTGGCAAATTGGGTATAGATGGAAGTGTAAAACTTGGAATGGGTGGTATAAATTGAGATACTCTATCAGTAAGATCTTTTGTAGTAGGCAATCCTAATTTTGGAATTGATATTGATGGTAGACCTGGCAAAGTTTTCAATGAATTTAATGAATACTTTGCACAGTCTATATCTGGTTTTTCAAATTTTAAACCAGAAACACGTTTGTCTGGAAGTTTATTTAAAACGTTTGTAGACGTACTACTTATTAAATTATTAACGTTATTCGAAATTCCGCTAAGTGGATTTTGAATATTTATAGACGGAGGTTGTGGCAATGATATCATATATTTGTAGTTGGATTTGGCCCTCTATTTTTACCAAAATAACCCCCAGGAACTCCTTCTCCACTAAAAGTATTTATTTTAGTTTTCAACGATGGTCCTATGTATTTGCCAGGCGAGTATCCCCCACCTGTTATAAATACTCTTTTACTTAAAATTTTTCCCAAAGAATCCCGTAAAGCTGCTAAACTTTCTTGCTGTAACGATATTTGAGTTTGATATGGATTGGCACTTAATGTATCGATTGGGATTGGCATTAATGTATCGATTGGGATTGGCATTGATGTATTGATTGGGATTGGCATTGATGTATCGGGATGTGTATGTGGATGTGGATGTATATGTGGAAACGGATGTATATGTGGATGTGGATGAACGTGATGGTGTCCGTGAATGTGATTTAATATCCAATCACACAAATCATACAACCAATCAACGGTAGTTTGTCCAAGCAATGCTGGTTCACTTGTTTTATTATATTCTCCCAAATAAATTGCTGGGCTATTTAATACCGTCTTTGTATTGGATGTAATTACGATTTGGTCTTGTGCATCTACCGTATATTCACTATCAGTAATAATTCCATATCGTTTTTTACTAAAATGGAGAGTTTCTTCTGCTTTGCTGCTAAACACCAAACGGTCACTGTTTATTATAATTTGATCTCCGATGAGTTTCGGGAATTTGAAAGATGTACATCCAGATGGAGAAAATGCGGGAATTTCTTGTTTTCCTTCTTGAAATATTGTCTTTTTTATTGTAGGTGTGAATGATGATTCTGTTAATCCGGATGTAATGTGAATTGATGATCCGTCGTTATTGATATCTTCTGAAACGAATCCTCCGGTATTCTTTTCCGATGTATCTAATTTTATTGTACGTTGACGGTTTCTAATCAAAATCATGGGATTTCCGCCGCCGGTTATTGAATCTGGAAATTTTGGATTTATTAATTTATCTTTATTTACGTAATCTTTGTATTCAGGAGAACTTTGATCATTTTTACGATTCGAATCATATGCGGAGAATCTTATGCTTTGTCCAAATCTACTTTCAATTACAGAATCTCCTTCATATTTTTTTATTGATCGTATGTTATTATTCGACCAAAAATATCTTCCCATTACACCAACATTATCTACATTTTTGTATTTCTTTGAAACGGTATAAGAAAGCGGACCTTGATACGGAGTAGTCTTATCAGAATTTGAAACTTCAATTTCTCTATTTCCAGAATTTAATCCAGAAATTTTTTCCTTCTTAAAGTCGACATTGTTATTTACAAATCCCTTTATATTTAATTTTCGTGAATAATATAAAGTGTTAAAGTAATTCACTAAAATTACAGTTTCATTTACGAGTGGATATTCTACTATTCCAGTGTTTTCCAATGGAATGGCCCATGTCAATTTTTCTTTGTCTATACCTTGTTGTGATATCAACGGACGAACCAACACACGTCCTATCCATGTGAAATTTTTGTCTGTTTGTAATGCAGGATTTCCAGAAACATCGTCTGGCCAATCTGTTGGATTTATTGATGGATAATTGTTTGGGGATTTAAAAATTGGATGTGAATCGTCAAGAATAATATCAAGAACAACGCCTGGTTCCATTTCATAAAAATCCGACTCAGTATGAGTTCCCGAATAAGTGGAACTATTAAGTTGGGAATATGAATTTCCAATTTTGTTGGTTCTATACATATTATTGTTTGACTATTTGAATTGGGGAGTTCAATTCTTTGGTAATCCTCTCTGCTTCTTCCATGAGTTGTTTTCGTTCATCATCACTCAGTGCAAAGCCACCCCCGTTTTCGTCAGTGGAGGTATTACTTGAAACAATTCTTTGAACGATGGCAGCAAGTTTTATTAGTTGTTCATCATTTCTTACACCAACATCCAAATAATCTTTAATCATCGGAACAATTACCATCGCATCGTTCGCAGTTTTGATCATTCCTCTCAAATCTGATATTAATATATCAATTTGATTGCGTTTATCTTCGGAATTTACAACAATATCCTTCAATACTGAAGAATATTTTTTACCTTTAAAAAGTTCAAAATCTAAATCCATATACCTATATATATATGAAACAGATTGTGTTTTTGTTAATAAGTTCCTGGTTGTAGATTACCGCGATTCAGATATGCTTTGGCTATAATAGATTGATACTGTTTCATTTTATTTATAACCTTCGTAATCTGTTGTGTCTTACAAGATGAAATCTCTCTGATATTTAGATATAGAGATTTTTTATTAAATGATTCTATACGACTTCCGTTTCTGAATAATTCAATAACGGCATTTGCAATATTAAGATCTCTTTCTTTTGTAAAGATTTTAGTAACATTCCTTTCCCAATATTCAATCATCAATTTCATAAATTCAGATAATTCGATATTTTTGTGATATGCATCTTCTGATTGTAAACATATTGTAGTTCCATCTGGAGTTTCGGAAATACTTATATGTTGATTAAATCTCTTATAATTGCCGTTGTTATGAAGAATCAGATAATTTTTCGCTACTATACTAAAATAACTAAATGCCTTTCCTTTACCCTCTTCAAACTTGTGCATGTTTGATACCAAATGTGTAACTGTTTCCTTTTTGATTTCAGATGGACTATTATCAAAATATATAAACTTAAATGTATTGAAAATGTTTTCTACCAATTTATCAAATGCATGTCTAATACCATTGTTATATATGTCATTGCGAACATCTTGACTTTCTTCTTTGTTATATAAAATAATATTTCGTTCGGTTTCTTCCGTAAAATACATTTTATTAGTAGAAGTTTTTTTAGACTTTTTAGACGCAACTTCTTCCGGGACGATTATTTTAGACGCAACTTCTTCTGGAACGATTATGATTGGTTTTTTTGCAAGCTTAATCTTTTTAGACTTATCTAATTTAGATTTATTTTTTGTCTTTTCTTTTGAAACAATATTTTTCTTTTTTAAAATTCCAACACCATTAAATTTTGGAGAACTTGTCCGTTTAGTTGGAATCTTCGGATTTTTAACGGTTGAATTGGTAAACTTTAATATTTTTTTATTTTTTCCTTTTTTCATTCGATCCTTTTGTTAAGTTTTTCAATCAACTTTATAATTTCTGCGAACACAAAACCCACGTCATCATCCTTCTGAAACATTTGTTTGTCGTCTATTTCTTTTAACTTGTTATGCGTAACATCTACATCACTACGAAATTCTAATATCCATCTCTCCAAGGTGTCTATTTTTCCAAAATTACGATCCAGTGACATACCCAGATACACATTGATACAAATTGATATCGTCAATATAACGCTTAATATAATTACTGATATTACCATAGTTTATTTATTCCTCGTCGGCTTCACATACGTCTTCAAGATAATCGGACAAGTATAAAATAACTTCATCGACCATTTCCCAGTCTTCTAATTTTTGAGACGACTTTAATAATTTTATAACTTCTTTAATGTCAGTTTGTTCCATATATATAATTTTAACTGATATCTAAATATAGTTGTTAAATTGGAAAAATCAATTAAAAAGTGAAATTTTTTTAATTTTAATTTAAAAACTAAAATAACCCATTTTATGTTGTGGAGAGTGAACTTCTCTAATTACTTCTTTTTCAACTATTCTTTCAACTGGAACTTCTTTGATTACTTCTTTTTCAACTATTCTTTCAACGGGAACTTCTCTAATTATCTCCGTAAAAATGGTTTCTTTTTCAACTTCTTCGGTTGTTTTTTTTTCTACATCTCCAACAATTTTATTTATACTTTCGGTTTTATTTACCACTGTTTTTTGAGTTAATGTTGTATTATACGCCCATAACAAACATATTGCCAGAGGATCAAATACCGATATAATAACAATAATAAACCACTTTACCACTTTGTTAATTTCCACCCCAAATTCATCGGCTACAAATTTGAAAGTTTGAAAATCTTTCTTGCTTCCGCTTTGTATTTTTAACTCTGATATCTGTTTGTCAAACGATTGAAGTTCATCAATACTCTTTTGAATTTTTTGATTTTCATTTTCACTGTCATGTTGACTTTGATCAATAAAATCCGAAGTTTGTTCTTGTATTTGACGCAATTGAATTGGATTTCTCGCAATTAAACTGTTTGTCATACTTTCATTCAAACGTGACTCTTGACTGTTACGTAATACTGTTATATTTTCAATTCGTTTTTTTGATGTTATAATTTTATCTTGCGAGTATTTCTTTTGATCCTCAATACTTGTAATCTTGTCTTGCGTTATTTTATTTTCTATTGCAGATTGTTGATATGCACCTGTTAAATAACCAAATATTCCCAGACTGGTTATAATCATCAAAACAACTACCGAGATTATTAAATAAAACTTGAGAAAAAATGTAGATTTATTCCAATAACGATAAAGGAAACTAGATGCCACAATTTTTGATAATTCCAGAAATCCAGCCATCACACCTATAGAAAACCACGCTCCCGCAAATAACGATGAAATCCCCACAATTGAATAACATGCGGAACAAAAGGATAACCCAAGTGAAGAGAAAAACACTAAGTTTTGAAAAGTTAATATATTTTTTATATTCACAAATTAAATAATTCTGATTTATTTTGGTATGACCAGTTAACAACCCACAGTCTAAAGCCGTAGGGAGGCTTCAATGGGACAGCTACTAACCTTTTTTAATACATATCAGGAAATGCAAAATCAAATATATTATTTAATCACCATTCAATGATAACTTGTCCATTTCCGCCGATACCACCATCCACTCTAAAAGAAGAACTAAATGAACTCGCACCTCCGCCACCTCCGCCTGGGAATTCACCGGCATAACCAAACCAAGATGACGATAAACTAGAAGATACATACGGATTTTTTATTCCACCACAACCGCCAACATAACAATCGCCACCAGCAGATCCAGATTGATCCGTAGAAGTATATCCATCGCCGCCATCATATATTATACTTCCGGTACACAGATTGCCATGACCACCAGATCCGCTATTTGGAGTTGTACCGGTTCCAGCACCATAACCACCGTCTGCATAAACTATATATGTACTTGCAGTGACATAAACATAGGAATCTCCACCAGTTTGTCCCACACCTCCATATGTAGCACTCGCACCCAAAGAACCGGTTCCAGCAGCTCCTCCAGCTCCAACCACAATGGTAATTGTGTCCGATGAAATGTCTGAAATTGTATAAAAACTCTGAGCAAATGCACCGCCACCGCCGCCAGCACCACCAACATTTATTCCAGTTGATGTTGCACCACCTCCGCCACCACCTGCACCAACTGATGTTATTCTTATTAAATTCGAAGAAGAAACAGCAGGTCCATAAATATTTCCATTTTGTTGTAATTGATTACTTCGCAACACAAACGAATGTTTACCTGGAATAGAGAATTTTACAGTTTTTGTAGGAGTAAATACTGCCAAATAACTTGCAGTAGAAGAATATGAGGAACTTCCGGCAGTTACAGAATAATTACTATAACTTGAAGTATATGCATATGTTGATGTATCGGAAACATTTGCAATACTTGCAGTGTTCGAAAATGAAGAAGTTATTGCAAATGCCGAACTTATTGCACTCAATGAATAACTTGATGTAATACTCAATGATGATGTCAATGATGACGTTGCAAACGATGATTCATTGGAGTATATAGAAATGAATGATATAGATGACGTGTTAGCAAATGATGACGATATTGATAAATCTGAATTGTATGAATTCTGTGATAATGTGCAAAATGCAGATGATATCGCTGTATTTGACGATATAGCTGATACGGCACTGTCGCTTGATACAGAATATACAGAATAGCTACTAGTTAGTGAATTTATTGAATTCGATGACAAACTTGATGTATCACTAAACAGTGAAATTATAGAATATGATGCGGTCGAATAATTTGGATACACCAAAGAATTCGCATAACTTGATATATCTGAATTATCACTATTCAACGATTTAATAGAATACGATGACGTAGATGAATTTGGATATAATAAGTCCTTCGCAACAGTAGAATATGAAGAACTATTCACGTTTCCTAGAACAGAACCCGTCATATTTCCAATGAATGTTCCATTTAAAGATCCAGAAAAAGATCCAGAAAAAGAACCTGTGGAAATTGAACTTATTAAATTTTGAACTGATGCTCTAAAGACGTTCAATGAACCGCTCTGAACCAACGGAAAGAAGTCCGCCGGAGCAAGTGTTCCTGTATACGGTGTTAATTCACTTATTTTTGGCATATACTATATATATCATTGAAGTTTTAAAATCATTAACATTTGACGTTTAGAGTTGTTGGAACCTGTGCATCAATCGATCCCGAATCTGCTGTCTTGGATATTGTTGCAACGAAAGAAAATATTGAATTTTTTAAAAATTCAGGGACACTTGAATATCCCCAAGGCTGAGTAAGGTTTTTCTTCTTGGTGAATAAAGATATAAGAACCCCGATTACTAACGCCGCAACCATAACAATTGGGATTGGAGCTAAGGCGACCAAACCGCCCAAGCCGGCGCCTACGTATACTGCGCCCGCCCCCACAGATACGTAAATCGGCTCTTTACGCCACTTTGTATTCTTTTTACTCCCCAGCCATTTTATGTATAACGAAATTTTTCCATTAGTAGACGAACAACTGGATCCCCAACAATTTACCATGCTTGTGTGTCCCAATTGCTTCTCAACTAAATAGTCTAAATGGTCAGAAATTTTGTCAGAAATTCTCTTGTTCACTTCATACCCATTGCTTATCGGAGAAACATTGGCTTTTACAGTAGCATAATATCCAGGTGGAATGGGATCTTGATAGTGTATAGAAATTTCCAGTCCGCTTATAAAGCTCGTTTCAACTGCAGATACTTTTATATTATTTATATTACGCCAAACTTTAGGATCTACGTTTAATTTAGTTATATCCGGTGAATCACCTGATATAACAAACGTAATATAAGCGAAAGTTTCTCCGCTTGCATCTAGGTCTGCAAAGTCGGCTGATTTTGCATACTCCGCGATAATGTCCTCATTCGCATTTGATGCGCTTATTGCGTGTTTTGATTTTAGGGATTTTATTGACCGTGTCATTATTGTTTGTCTGCCATCGACCACGAGTTCGCCATCAACATTCGTAGTCGATGAGTCAATCTCTAATGCAACATCAGCATATGCAGATTTATCACTATGTAATGAATGGTAAACGGTTCCGTTATCTATACCTTTAATAAACGGAATATATCTGGTTTTTTCTGATAAACTTGATGTAGTTGAACTTTCCGAAAACAGAGATTTATCCGACTTATTTACCGTATCTATACTGGTATCTTGTAATACAATATTAGAAGCGGAAACAGATAATCCGGAATAATCGGAAACAGAAGCACTTATTGAGTAATCAGAATTTAATGAATTGTTTGCATAATCGGATCGTATAGAAACGGAAGATGTAGATGAATTTGGATATATTAAATAATCGGTATAATTTGATATACTACTTGTAACCGAATATGATGACGTATCTGAAAAGCCCGTCAATGTTCCATAAAAATTGATGCCATATGAACCTGTTCTAAAAGTGGAATTTATATTTGACGAAGACGTTGAATAATTTTTCAGTTCTTGCAACTTGATTGTTTTTGTTTCTGGCAATTCATTACTGCTTGTTATGTCTGTAACAATTATCAAATCGCTACCAGTTATTTGAGCGATTTTTAATTTTTTTAAATTTGTAGCTTGATATGACATATGAATTTTATCCGATTTTATCACAATTTGATATCAAATTGTTTGATATTTCAATTCCTGGTCTTTCTTTTGGATAATTATTTAAAGGAGCATAACATACAACCGAAATATTTGCGTTATTTATAAACTGATGTATATAAGGATCACCATGATATATTATTTTTTTAACTCTTAATGCCACTGCAAATCCTGTCTTATCTATTGGAAATGAATATGAATCAAAATGATAATCTATTATGCCCGTTGGAATAAAATTCACATTAATATCACAACATACCGTAGAAAATTCGTGTGCAGAAGGTGTATCAAAAGATCCTGTTAATATTATTAAATTTTTATTGTTTAATCCAGCTCCAATTCCTATTCCTGGATCTTTTAAATTTTTCCAATTATTTACTGCAAATGTATACTTAAGTCCCTCCGTGAAAACATCAAAATTACAATAAGAAAAAATTGAATTGTCTGCTTGGAAAACACTGTCTGAATATTTTGCTTTTTTAACAAATTCAATATAATCGGCGGTATTTGATACATCCGATATTGATGATGTAAGTGAATACGAAACCATAGAATTATTGTTTACAGACAATGTTTTTGCAATACTGACGGATGGAGAATATTCTGAAAATATTGACTTGTATACTTTTCCATTGTCTTTTCCGTCATAAATAATATAATCTGATGCATTTGAATATAATGAAGCTGACGCAACCGATGATGTAAAAGAATTTTCAGAATTTGATACCAAATATGTATTTACATATGACGCCGATATACTATTTTTTGAAGAAGACGCATATGAAGATGTCAACGAATTAATTGAATTTGATGATCGCAATGAAGACGAAGTTTCAATTGAAAATGATGACGTAGATTTATTTGGATAATTTAATACATTTGAATCCTCAGAATATACAGAATATTTTGAATTGGAAGATGTAAGTGATGTTCCGTGTAAAGTTCCATAAAAACTCCCACTAAACGATCCGGTTTTTAACGAATTATATAAATTAGAAGATGATAGTATATAATTGGCTAAATCCCCAGATAATAATGCTTTAGTTTCAGACGCTATATCGTCTTGAACTATAAATAAATCCGAATCGCAAATACTTATACTATTTAATTTTTTTAAATCTATAATATTCATGATTATCCAGGAAAAGTGTTGGTATATATATCCAATATAGGTGTATTATTACGTGATCCCCCTAACAAATATGACCTGTCCCCCAACCAACCCGACGATATATATATGATATCTTTACTTCCTGTAAAATTAAAATTTATATTATCACCGATTCTCTCTGGAGAGTATACTACATTCAGATCCGATATACTAGACGATCCAACTGATAGAAACTCATCTTCATATAAAAAAATAGAATTTAAAGAACCGGTCAATGATACTTCTCTGATCTTGGCTTGCAACATACTTCCAGTCCATATCCAATTTTTTGCATTTTCTGGATTTTCAGTCGGTATGGGTGCAGATAAAATACATGCGGTATCGAATTGATCATATCCACATACATATACGTATTTTTCCTTATAAACTTTTACATCGGTTAAATTTTTTATATCTGCATAGTTGTATAAAGGCGTTCCAACTTCAGTTCTTCGTTCATCATCAACTCTATATGCTATACTGTCGTTAGAATTTTTACTAGAAGTTATATATAAAATAACTCCATATGTTCCTACTGCAATGGCATGCGTGTCATTTACTCTAGTTATACTATTTAATTTTATAGTTATTTCAGGTTTAGTTGTTGAAGATATTGGGGTTTTCGAGAAAGTGCCGGTGGCACCAAGAGTTGGAAGTATATATACCGATGAATTTAACGTTGTCCCCGTGTTTTTTATTGTAAACGAATTATCTGTAATAAATATATATTTAGACGCAGTTAAACTACATATTGATTTTACATTTTTCTGCTCATCATTTGTGAATGTATTATTCGTCCAGACCGGAAGCTTCCATTTCCATGTGCTTACATCTGCAAGAACACCTTCCATGCCCGAAATCATACTTGAACTTATATAAGCAATTCCACTGGAATTTCCGATTATATATTGACCATTGAGAGGATCATAATATAAACAATTACAAGTACGACCGGGTGTGACTGGGTTATATACTACGTCAGCGGATTCCTCATATACGTATAATAGATTTCCGGTTTTAAATAATACTATATTAAAGCCGTTTTCATCTGATGCTATTGATACAATCTTATCGGTATCTTCCGATAAATTTGCAAGTACTATTTTATTGTTGACATCACCACGCGTAACGGATCCGATGTCTATCGATTTATATTTTGAAAAAGACATCCGTGCGGATATACTTATCCTATCTGGTAGTAGTTGTTTTTTTCTTTCTTGGGTCAGATCAGAATTTGGTCCAAAATCCAAAATATCATCGGTATTACAAAATGCATTGGCAGATATTCTCGCACCATTTAAAGTGGTGCGAAACAGATCAAGATGCCACGGGTTCGTCAACGTGCTTTCACCCTCGATATACCAGGAGTATGCAATTACCTTTATTACAAATCCATCCAATCCACATGGATATGCACTAGAATACCAAAAAGGAGCACCATTTCCTCCACCTGGCCATCCAGTTGTAATAAGATTTGATTGTGCAAGTTCTAAGGAAGATATAACCACAGTAGATATATTTGATACATTTACAGTAGTATCTAATACTGGAGGATGTTTTCTGTATTTTACCAAAAATGAAATTATAAATGGCGTAAGTGAGGAGTTTCCTTGGCGTCCACCTGATTTAGAAATATTAGCTGGATCTACGGAAATATTTTCAACATTTTTCCAAGAAGTTGGATTAACGATTATTGAACCCTCCGTGTCTACTGTAATAAAGAATTCTACTGAAGAAAATAAACGTTTCAACAAACCGTTAGCATATATCACAGATTCAGCATGTGATGCTGATACAACAGAAAGACTGTAGTCGGATTTGAATGAAAAATCCGATTTTTGAGAGATAGCGACGACCGCACTATCTTTATCCAAAATATCAAATGCTAGAGGAGTATATAATGCTCTTTCCGAAAAACTTGAACTTACAACCGTTCCATTGTCTTGTCCGAGATAATTCAAATATGAAGACGTCTCAGATAAATACGACTTAAAAGAATAATCGGAAGAATCAGATTCCAATGCCGTTGTAGACGACGTTTTAGCTGCATATAATGTGATATCGGAAATAGAAGACGATAATGCAAAAGATGCATTGTTTGATACAGAAGATGATACTGAAACCAATGTATTACTGGAAGAAATTGAATATGAAGATGTTCCATTAAAATAGTCGGAAAATAATA